TTAACTTCCGTTTGGCTTCTTGTTACTTTCACGATGACTCTGGCGGATAAGCGCTTCACCGAGCATGCCAAAGTAATTTGTCAGCGCGTTGAGAATCGCTTTTCTATGAGCCTCATCAGGATAGGCCCCTGAATCATTGAGATGTGAGAAAGTCGTACCCGACACCAGGTATTGGTTCCGTATATCGGTAAAAGACTCGATAGCGGCTTCAAAGGCCCGGGCCATCAACTCCGTAGGGAGCGAAAAATAGCACCTGCCATAATGTTTATCCAAGGCAATGGCCCGGCGCACATAGTCACTCGGCTCAAGGCCATCCGGGCTTATAAGCACGGTTTGATAAAGGAATGCCAAATGACGGTTGAGTGGATGGGGTCTAAGCTCAACATCTTTAAGATAGAGGTCACTGCCAAAACCAATAGCAGTGCCAACACTATACGCCAAACCGGAATCGTTGCAGCAGGCTAGCTGGTCGACACTTGAATGAATGCCAAAGGCTGCTTTGGCAATATAGTGATCAAAGGCGTGCCAAAACTCATGGGCCAAGGCGCCGGCACCGGCATTTTTCGCCAGCGCCAATATCCTTTCATGGGGGGCGTAGTGCGCCTGGACACCTTTCTGACCGCCGAGACCAAAGTCCAGATTCAGGGTTTGTCTAAGTCCAATGGCGTCCGGCGGCAACTTGAGTATAAAAGCCAGGTCCGCCAGAGAATCAAATATCAGATTGGCAGCCAGCCGTGATTCTTCAGCGCTGACCCACTTGCCTACCCGCACATTGGCAAAGCCGAACTGTTGCTTGATATCGAGAAAACTGACCTGCTCGTCGAAACGATAATCCGGTCCTTCGCGCAAATAGTGGCGGCTTGTCAGCAAAACTCTTGGCTCCCAATCGATTTCAAACAAAACGAGTGTATACCCGAGGAACGTAAATGTCCCATCATGCTTGAAATCATTGGCTATATCGTTTTTGGAACGACTCAGAGATAAATAGCAAACGGCAGAATGGCAATGCTATGGAAATATAGCAAGAGAAAGCATCTGGGTTGGGACACAAAAAAGGCTCCTCGTGGGAGCCTTTTTTGCACCATTTAGAATGGTACCCGAGGACGGACTTGAACCGTCACGCTGTTACCAGCGAGGGATTTTAAATCCCTTTCTTATTCTATGAAAATCAGGATGTTATATGTGGTTTTCAGAATATAATTATGGATTTTTATGCGGTTTAGTTATTGATTTTGCTGGTTTCTGCCAAGGCATCTTCTGAAGGAAAATCGCTTACTGACTAAGCTGATCACCAACCGAAAAAGATAGGGATAGGTATGTGAATATTGTCATTATGCTGATACTGATAATCTTGGGCTGGGCAGCCGGCGAGCACTTCAACTGGCTGCTTGGCTTACCTTTGATGTGTGGAGGTTTATACGTTGGCGGGTTGATGGGTTCACCTGCATGGCGATTTAGGCAGGAGAACGCTTGGACCTTCCTTGGTCTCATATCCATTGTAATAGTTTTTCTAGGGGCCATATTCAACTGGTAACCCCTTCTTGCTTCCTTCTGTGTTCCAGGGTATCGCGGTGCAATGCCGCTGTTTAATCTACCCAATATTCACTATCAAAAACCACTCAGATTGAGCCCGACATACGCGCGCTGATAGAGTGCGTTCTTCTGTCTGGTTATATCATCAAGCTTTTCACGTTTTTCCGCTGCGCTCAGGTTGGAGTTGTGTACTTGAGTTGCAGATCGGTTTAACGCACTAACTTGCCGTTGAATACGCCCAAGCGCTAAACGAACACTGAGCTTATCCCGATTGTCTTCCAGCAATCGCTTGGCTCGTTCGTTATCACCTTCTTCCATAGCCCGTTTGTAACTGCCATAGGCTTGCTGAGCGGCGTCCAGGGAATCGTAAAACTCCTGCTGGAAGTAAGTGCTGCTTTTGGGCGCATCGCCACCATAGAAGGCTTTGATGACCGGATAACGGCTGATTGGTGTTTCAGGTTTTTCAATGCCCATCATCTGTCTTGAAACAATATCTGCCATACCCAACACATACCCACCAAGAGTGCCGGTGTACCCATTAACCAGATGTTCAATTTTCTTTGGGCTTATGTTTAGCAGTTGGCCAAGTTCCCGGGCAACGTCACTGGTATGAACACTGTAGCGATCACCTGGTTGCCGCTGTTCATCACCCATACCTTCAATTGGTGACCCCTTAAAGAATGAGCGGTTAACCATCACCTCAACCGCTGGCAGTGCGAACTGAGGGATCGGGTTCAATGCCAAGGTGTTGAATATCGCATTACCAACCGCTTTAGTTGTGTCGTCACCTTCTTGAGTGCCAGTACCAAAGTGCAGCAGGCGCTCTGGTATGGTGCCGAACACAATGCCGAGCTCAAACGGTTTCGGGATCCGGATGTGGTCGTCACCAAACCAGAAATGCCAGTTTGCATCCTTGTCCCAATCAGGTAATTCCTGATAACGCTCGTCGTCATCATTCATGGCAGCCAGTGCCAGCGAGAATGCCGCCACCTTCATGCCTTTCATTGCCAGATTAGCGCTCAGAACCTTGAGCACGCGGTCACCTTCACCGGCAGCTGCTCCGCGGGCCAATTTATACATACCCTGCAGGCGTGCGTTGAAGAACGGCAAGAAGTCAATCATTGTGGAGATCAGCGCAAAGTTACCTTTCAGGCTGTAGTCCATCAAGTCCTTGGCCTCAAATGCAGCCTGGCGCTTGCTCTTGCCGGCATCCATACCAGCTTTGAAGGTGCTGAGGCGATTGGCATTCTCGACCTTATCTGATACCTCACGATACTTCTCAAGCAACTGGGAGCCATTGGTAACCAGGCTAGACATGTAACCGTCAATTTCCGATTTCCCCAAACCCTTCTTGGCCAGTGCGCGACGTATCTGTTGGGCGGCCGCTTCAGGATCTGCGCCGTGAATATAGCCCCCCTGGAATGCTGCCCCGGAGAAAATAAGGTCGCGGTAGGCCTCATCTTCGGCAAAGGCATCTTTGAGGCCCTTGATAGAATCAGTTCCAAGGGTGAATCCGTCCTTGTTTATCATCCAGGCATGTGCCGCATCACGGACAAAGTTCTTGAAGATAAAATCAGGTGACAGAGTAACGCCTGTTGTCAGGAAGCGTTTGAAGCTACGCCCCATCTTGTTGAAGAGGCTCGAGCTGCCAACATAGTTGACCGCAATCAGCGAGCGCAGCAAGGCGCTATCACTCACAGCATAGGCTTCAGCTTGGCCATTGCGCATAACCTTCACCCTCTGAATGCTGTTGAGCTCACGCTGGCTCAGCTTGGCAAACTCTGGGCTGTCTACCTTCGCCATAAAGTCGGTGCCGGTAAGATTGTCGGTCACTTCCATCATTGCCTTGTTCTTGAGCGCGGCATCGAGCATGGTTGACTGGCGGAGAATGATGTTTTCAAGCAGGTCTTTGGTGGACTGTTTGCCGCCCTTCAGCTCTTTAATTTTGGCGTTTTGCCCTGCAATGCCTTTTTTGCTGTACGGCGCCACTACCATAGAGTGAATATCCTGCATTTCAGGATCAACATCCTGCTCGCGGAAGAACGGCACATAATACTGCTCGTCAAACCCGGCACGCTGCTCGGCGCTGATAAGCCCGGCGCCCTGGGCTACATCGAGCACAGCGCTGTTAATGGCGTTGTACTCACTTCGGACCTGCTCGAATAGTGCTTCCTTACCATCAGCCAGTGCCAGCAGCTCGTCAATATCGGCTTGGCTTAGGTTGTTCTCGCGGCCCTCTGCTTTAAGTTGTTTGGCGCGGTTGGCGCCCATCCATGCAAGCCAATTGTTGAGCTCGCCGTCAGGCAACTGGCCAAGCACTTCCAAGAGGCCCTTGGTGCCTTCCTTGCGCTGAATGATGCCATCGCGCCACTCTGGGGCGCCGTAGTGGAATACGCCATGCAGCACATCAGCCAGGCCTGAAGCCAAGCGCGCAGATACATAGCCCATCTTGTTGGGGTCGGTAATGCCTGCGGCTTCTTCTGCCTGCTTGATGCCGTGGAGCCCGTCGAAGACCCCCTCTTTCAGGCGGTTCCAAAACTTTGAGTCTTTAAGGTTGCCGGCAGTCTCCCGATACTTGGCCTTGATCCGCTCGCTAACGCTTTCCTCTGCCTGTTCCTCGAGGCCTAGCTTCTCTTTGGCGGTGCGGGTGTCACCTTCAGTTTCCATGCTAAATTTTAAGTCACTTACCTCATCAGGCTCTGCGAGGCGCTTAACTCCATCACCGACAAGAAGATAGCTTGTTCCATGCTCATCATCCATTTCAACAACATCGAACCCAAGATTTCTAGCTAGCTGCCCTCTTAGCTTCTGCGTAAACCAAGATAGCTCACCTTTTTCTTCGCCAAATCTGTGCTCTATCTGTTTTGTTGGTTCGCTATCATCCCAAACAAATGAATCATCATCAAAAACTACTGCTTCGTATAAAACTTCAAATGCCTCATCATCTAACTCTGGTGCAACCTTTTTGAGAAAATCCCTCGACTTATCAGTATCAAGGTCAGATGATTCTGCTATTTCACCTCTGTAAACAAAGCGATTAAGATCGCCATGACTCTCAGCTACATATTTTTGGCCAGAAGCAAAAATACCATCAAAGAGATTGTTAAATACCGGCCCCTTACTGCCACGCTGAATTAGGTTTATGTACCTACCAGCGCTTGAACCGCTATAAAGAACATTATCAACATCATACCCAAGCTCTTTAGCTTGATCTTCTGTGATAACAAACTTGTTACTCATTGAATCATCCTGATAGTCTTTGCTAAAACGCAAGTTATCACCCATCTTGCTTCTTCGATCAAGTACGCGTTGAGCCCTGTCTATTCTTTTTTTGCGTTTCGCAAACCCTCGCACAATTGAGTGCATCATGTCTTCCATGTCATTGCGCGCATTATTGGTGCGAAGGATCCCCAAGCCCTCAAACTGACGGCGAAGCCACCGCTTCAACTCAAACCACCAAGCTTTAAGGCTGCCGCGCTCTGGCTGGTTCTGGACAAAGTTGGCAAAGACTTCTTCAGCCTTAACAGATTCGGATGCGCCCTTATAGTCCTTGTCTATGCGGGCCCACAGGTCTTTAAGCTCGGAGCGTGCCCGGGTGCTGGTGAGTTTTTTGACAAATTCCTGATACTTGGCTTGGCCAATTACTGTATGCAGCCCACCGTGGGCCAGCACTTCATGCACAAGAGTAGAACGAAGGTCATCAATACTGGCGAAGTTATCGAGTATCAAATAGGCAGAATTGCGGCGATCATCATACGCACCGTAAATAGTCTGACCTTGCTGAGCCATGGCTGGCACGTTGAATCGTTCCAAAAATTCTTCTTGGCTGGTGAATAAGTTGACCCTGATACCTGCCGCACCTGAAAGGCGTTTCATTACATCATCAACGGCGCGCTGGGCATCGGCCTGACTAAACTTGCGACTGCCACGGTTTACGCCCCGGGAGTTCTTGCTGAACAGCTCAATATTGCCGCCTTCAGTTGGCCTGCTGTCAATGGTTTCAAATAGGGTTTGGAACGCAGCATTAATGCCGGCCGCTTCTTCATTGGTTGGGTATGGGTACGGCTTTGCCTCCAGTCCGACCTCAGCCAGTGCGCCTTGCACCTTGTTCCATTCGGCCTCGTCTATGATGTTCGCCAGATAGTCGTTGCTCATTCCCTTGCGGCCAAGCTCGTCGATAATAAAGCGCTCAAAGCTTCGTGCCAGCATTTCAGTATTTTCTGACCAATAAGCCTTTGAGCGTGTGGAGTCTAGCCCCAGCGCTCGCTTGAGCATCCCCGAGTCTTTGCCTATGGCTTTCATCAGTCCCTTGAACGCATTTACTACAGGCTCACGCACTGGGTCGTTGTGCTGACCGTAGGCATTGTCGCTGATGAAGTCACCGCCACGGCGATCACGGTTGAAATAATTATCCAGCGCATGCATCCATTCGTGGGCCAATGAACCGGCACCAGCCTTCTTGGTCAAGTTAATGACCAGTTTTCCTGGCTCGTAGTGAGCCTTGGCCGGATTAACGCCACCTGAGCCACGGGCACCAAACGCCATACCCAAGCGCCCATTGAGTGACAAGGCCTTGAGCGGGATATCAATGGCATCGGCCAAATCAGCCAGTGCGTCATAGGCCTCGTTCAAATCTTTTTGACGCTTGCCCTGTTCTACCCAGTTGCCGAACTCCACGCCACGGAATCCGAAGGTTTCAGCAAACACCGCCGGGGTCACGTTGGCAGAGTAGCGCTTTGGTCCTACTCGGCTGCGGTTTTCTGCGCGGCGCTCTGATGGGATCTTCTTCATCTGCTGTAGACGCTGTTCAACCTCATCGCGATTTGCTTCAAGGTAGGCGCGCGCCTCTTTGGTGCCGGGGAAAGTCTTGATCCTCAGCACTCCTGTGGACGACTCCCAACCAAGGAACGATTCTTTGGTATGGCGATCAACGTAGACTGATACCTTGGAATACTTCTTGGTGTCGCCAGCCGTGCCCGATGATTTGGCGTCGGCAGCCAGCAACTCAGCCAACCTGCCCTGCACTACCTCGAGGGATTCATCTGCGGTGCTGTAGATTGATTTTCCGTCAAACTCTACCAGGTGCATGGTTTTGGGCTTATCAAACTGCACTCCGTTGAACATAGAGAAATTGCCCCCGCCAATCATGTATCTGGCGGCGCGCTTAAAGTTTGCGGGTGACGACTTGGCGATAACAGGCAGGGTGCGGCGGATCTCGTAGGCATTGACGCGACTGGAGATCAGGCGTTCATTTATCATTGAGTCAATGGCTTGGTCGGCCGTCTTTTCTCCGGATATGGCAGACAGAGCGATTTCCTTCAGCTTGTTAACTGAAGCAGTCCAACCGGCAAGCCGGCGCTTATCTCTTGGCTTGGTTCCGGTTACGCCTCGAAGCATGGCCGCCAGCGCCGCTGCTTCAGGTGTAACGCCTTCGCCGATCAGCTTTTGGTAGTCAGGTTCAGGCCATGATTTTGACAAAGGCTGTGACTCGGTTGTCCCGGTATCTTCAAGGGCTTTTATCGTAGCCTGCCAAGTGTCTTTTTTGGCGCCGCCAATCTTCTCGCCAAAGTCGGTTATTGGTTCGGCTTTCTCAGATTCACCTTGCGCCTTAGCAGCCTCATCCTTTGATGGCGCGGCATCATCGACGGCAAACTCTTTGCGCAATTCTTCATAGGCTCGACGGTTTATGCTCTCCGGGGTATCGCTGTTGAACTCTTGGTAAACTTCGAAAGGAGACTGTGCCAGCGCCTTATCGATCTCAGCCTCGTAGTTGTCATCGACATTGGCCAAAGCCTCAGCGTATCCAGGGGAACCCTTCTTGATGCCCAGGCGCTTCAACTCCGACTGGCGCCACTTGGCTTTTGTGGTTCGCAGTATAGCCGGGGTATCGCTATCGGCCGGCGCCTTTGATTGAATCGGCTCAGTTACCGGCAGCTCTAGCTGGGCTGGCTGGGCCGTGGCTTCCGGTGTCGCTGGCGTTGCCGTAACAGGTTCAGGGCTTACTGCTTCTTCCTTAGTTGCTGCCTGATCTGCGGCCTGCTGCGCTTCTGTTTGTGAACTTGGGAACTCGTGAGCAAGGTCTACCAGCTCGCCGATTGGTGCCTTGAGGCGGATCACCTTGATCGGCTCGCCCTTCTCTTGCTTAGTCAGCCACTGGTGATGGCCGTCAAGCACATAGTTGTCCGAGGAAATCAGAATAGAACGATCACCACCATCATAGCCAAGTGCCTTCTTGACTTTGGCTGGTGAAAACTCGGCCTGTGTAGGCTTCAATGAATCGGCCGGCACCTCTTCGCTGACATGCTCAACACCGCGCGCATTCATAAAGTTAACCATGGCGCCGCGATGTTCTGCCTTGATCTGCGGCATTTTTGCCCTGGGAATGTTCAGGGTTCCTGTCTCTGGCTTGAAAGCTACCCATTCATTGTCAAGCTGATCTACAGTCATGTCTGCGGCTTTGGGTAACGCCTGTGGTGTAAGATCTGGCGCTTGCTGTATCTGTTCAGTCTGTTGCGGTTGAGATTGACGCGAATCTTCCCATCCCCATCCATCACCAAATTTCACCGCTTGAACCGTCGCGCCTTCACGCTTGGCAATCCTGGCGCCCTTGCTGGCCAGTGCCTCTTTTGCGGTTTTAAATGGGCGGCCTGAGCTCATCACGTTCACGCCCGACTGGTTACCAGAAAACACAATCCCTTTGTCCTCGATGGCCAGTGGCCTGGCTGCGCTTTCGCGTTCCGCTTTGCGCCGCTGTTGCTCTATGCTCTCCCGGCGCTGCTGTGAAGGCCTGCCGTCATCGGCAAAGATGGTCGAGGACTTGCCAATCAGGTTAGTCGGCTGCGAGGTCATTGCCTCCCTGGCGCGCTGGGCATTTAGAGTTTCACTGTCGATAGATGGATTAACCAGTAGCCCTGTGATTGGACGCGCCTGTGTTTCCGGCGGCAGCCATTCGCCTTCACGGCGGTTATCGGCAAGTCTTTGCGCTTGTTCAATAGCATCGCTCAAGCGGCTGCGCTGAAAGTCAGAGCCTGGCACAGTTGGAAAGCTTCGGCCTTTCATCGCATTATCTCTTGCGATAACTTCGTCTCCAAAGCGGCCAGCATCCATGGTGCCACCCATGCCAGCCTGACGCGCTGCCGCAGGTTGGTCGTAGTCTATAGCAGGTGATGCAGGCGTCTGTGTGGCTGCTATTTCGGCCATATCAATCTGCCTCGCAACACTTTCGCCAGCGAGTGAATCCATTGCGCTAGCTAGCCCTGGGCTATCCTCCCTTATTGGATCCGCTGCATCATTTTTAACTTCCGGCTTTGGTTTTCTATTCAGAAGCCCACCACCAAAGCCAGCGACCCCACCAACACCAGCCCCAAGAATCCCTTCATTCAGTGCGGCAAGTTTTACATTTGCAGTTGGATCCCTGTTATCCAGCTTTGAGACTGCACTATCAACGGCATACTGGCTTGTGCCAGCCTGCGCAGCTTCCGTGGCGCCTTCGGTAAAGGCTCCTGCCAGCGCCGAGCGGAACGCTCCAGACTTAGCCAACCTTATCCCTGTCAACGCTTTACCGAGGATCGGATCTCCTATGGCTGAGGCCGCAAAGTTAGCCAGCAGTGTTTTAGGATCGGCTCTGACCTCTTTTGCTACCTGTTCAGCAACTTCTGACTTAGCAGCATTCCACTTGGCCAGATCATCAAGTTCCGGGCTTTGCTGATCCAGCTCGATAAATTTCCTCTGAAAAATGTCGGAATCGGCTAACACTTGATCCGGTATGTTCATCACCTCTTGGCGTGCCTGATTCATTGCCTGGCCGGTAGCCGAAGACCCGCCAGTTAGGCCCATACCTGCTACCTGTGCGGCCTTTGCCCCTTTGGCTCCCAGACTTAAAGCTTTGGTTGCGGCGCCAGCCATACCGGCACCAGGTATCATGGTTGGCGCCAACTGTCCGGCCATGTTGGCCATATTGAGGATCCATGAATCCAGATCTGTCATGCCTTCACCAAGCGCGACCTCTCCCAATTCATTGAATTCAAACATGGGCTTGCTCATAGCTTCTCGCCCACGGTCAGACAGCTGGCCGAATTGGTCGTCTGATATGCCATACAGTGACTTGGCTATGCCGTCAGCACCAAAGAAATCGAAGATCCCACCAAGACCAGAAGCAGCACCGGCCTGAAACATATCGACAGAATCGGCAAACCGGCCTTGCTGTTGACTGGTTTGGCTTTGCTGGGTTGGCGACTGGGTACGATACTGGTTTGGATCAAAGTTGAGTAACGACATGGGGAATCTCCGAACACAAAAAACCCGGCGCTGAGGCCGGGTTCAGAATGATGATGGTCTGCTTATTTGTTCAGTTGTTGCAGAAGGCCTGAGCCTATCAATGGGGTGCTGTAATCTGGTTGTTCTGGCAATGACATTGCTTCAGTCTTGGAGTAATGCTGATTCAAAGGCCCCCTTACTCGGTTCGTCATTTGCTCAGATCGTTGCAGCATTGTGCCGGCATCATCACCATAAGCGCCGTTGCCAAAAAGAACGCTCGGCTGATTCTTTTCCCTTACCTTGCTTGCCCAGCCTGAAACATTGAAAGGCTGTGGTGCTGGGGTCGGCTCAGGTGTCGGCGGGGATACTGTAGCTTGTGACAAGGCGGGTTGTTCGCTGCCATCCAGATACATCCCAAATCCGTACTGGTTGGCTTCAGATTCCGTAAGACCTGACCTGGTAACCATGTTCTTTGCGTCACTCAGATAACTGGTATTCAACGCTGACATTGCAGCTTGATACCCTGCTGCGTCAGTGATCTGCTTCGTCATTGGGTCAGTGAACATTTCCCGGATCTGCCTTTCCTTGTCAGCCTTCATGCTGTCGAGCCGGTCAAGGCTTTTACTCAGCATGGTCACGGTCTGGCGGGATTCAGCACGAAGCTCCCTGCTATCAGCTCTTGCGTCCATACGTTCTTGACGTTCAACCGTATCTTTATAGCGTTGCTCATCCCTGGCCTCTCTCCGCGCATACCTGGCATCCTCAATCGCCCATCGCTTTTCCATGCTGGCCTGGCGCATCCGCTCAAAGTCCTCTGCTTGCAGCATCCGGGCATACTGAGACAAGCCAGCGCCTATCGCTTGCCCGGCTCCTTCCAACCCTTTACCGATCCCCATCAATAGTGACATATCAGACCTCCGGCATTGGTGTTTTAGGCTTACGATTCAATAGGCCTGTAGTTTGTTGTTTCGGCACGATGCCCAGGGCCTCACCTTCCTTGGTGGCTTCCTCAACTGATTGCTTGAGCTCGTTCACATCGAGCTCGCCCATTGCTTCCTTAGCGCTTATATACGCTGAATAAGCGTTGCTGGCCGCTGCATCAATGAACTCATCATTAACCTCATCCTCAGCCAAGGCTCCGGCGTCAACCGCCAAGGCTGTGAGCTCCATCAGTATTTCCATTGCAAGGATCAGTTTGATGTCGTCGCTGTATTGCAACTGACGGCCGACAGCAATCAACACGGTCGCAGTGGCATTGCCAATCCCTCTGGCAACGTCCTGATCTTCTCTTACCATGGCCGCAATCTTATCCCCGGTTTCACCTTCTCCGTGGATAATGACCTGGGAGATCTTCATCGCCTCAGAAAGCTGAGCTTCTTCCTCTTTGGTAAGATCCTCGCCCTCTGGCTCTTTGATTTGTTTGAGGTCCATTGCTTATCCCACCCTGTCGGTTAAGTCATCAAGGGTTTGCGGCTGCCAGGGTTGCTGCTCATACGTACCTGCTTGAGGTATAGAGGCCATTGGCGAAAGGTTAATATTCTTCAGCAAGCCACCGATATTCAGATCAGCAGCATTGCCTTCACCATCAACACCCCAGTAAGTCATCCGCTTCCGAGCTTCCTCCGCTTCCTTCTCTGCAGCCCGGCCTTGAACAGCACCACCTATCAACTGTGTACCGGCGTTGATACCTGTACTCCAGAGCATGGCCTCACCTGCCGATAAGCCACCAAGTAACCCGCTGCCTGTTGCCGCGCCCCCGGCAGCCCCTGCTGCACCGGCCGCCCCTGCACCACCAGCCACGGCAGTACCAGTTACACCAGTGGAAGCGGCGCCGCCCATCGCGTTGATAACGGCAGTTTCACCGGCTGCCAAAGCTCCTGCACCGCCGGCCGCGCCTCCTGCAGCACCACCAGCAACGCCACCGGCCACACCAGTAGCAGCACCGCCAGTAGCCCCTCCAGCGACGCCTCCAGCACCAGATCCCCAAATTCCGGCACCGATATTACTTGTCGCCGTTGCTGCTCCAGTTCCAGCACCTGCGGCACCAGTGGCCGCCGTTGAAGCAGCGGTATTTGCTGCAGCGCTCGCGGCAGCAGAACCAGCAGCTGCAGCAGCGCCACCAGCGGCACCTGTCCACCCACCGGCAATGGCAGAACCTGCCCCGGCCAAGTTTCCTGACATAAGCGCGGATCCTGCACCTTGCACACCGCCCCAGGCAGAAGCAATGCCACCTGCAGCCGTACCGCCGGCACTCATGGCCCCAATAAGGGCCGCACCTCCGAAATAGATAAGGACGGCCGCGGCCACCACTTTGAATATTGGACTCGATTCAATTTTGTTGCGAATCTTGGCTGTTTTCTTGTGAACCCATTTGAATACAGGATCAAGTGTTCCAGTAATTTTATGGGCAAACTTTCTCAACTTCTTAAAAGCTTTGCCGACTGCACTCATGCTGCCTCCTGTGAAAAGATTAGACTGTAGAAACCACCGACTATGGTAAAACCATGGCGCTCATAGAGCTGACCGATACGTCCATCGGCATCCATTCCGCTACTCACTCCAAGCAGAATACTTTTGACTTTTGGGAATGATTTGGCCCAGCGAATAAATCGCCTTAATAACCAAACCGCTTGATCTCCATGCTCTGGCAGAACGCAGAAAGTTAAGTCTGTTGCATAGCAGTCTTTGCTGAACCAGTGTTCCTCCATCATTCCCATGATGAAACCGACAACCTCGCCGTCGACCACTGCAACAAAAATCTCCATACTCCTGTCTGAAATACAGCGTCTCACCATGTACCTGGCTTTGTTGTCGTCAAGGGTGACAGGGTAAGTTGGAGACTTCTCAAGCGTTGCTTTGCCGATTGAGACAATGGCGTTCATGTCTGCGTGAGTCGCTGTTCTAATCATGGTTACCTCTGGAGTTTGTTAATCCAGTTATTGGATCCAGGTGTACCGACAGGCTCAGACCATCCACCGCCGGATCCCCCTAGAAGCCCACCAGTGCTGCTACTTCCACCACCAAACGAACCTCCTGAACCACCTCCGGTACCGGCACCAACTGTTCCACCCGGGTTACTGGTCGTTGGCGGTGGCACTCCTACGTCTGGCGCAGGGCCACTGTTGCCGCCAATGCCATAGATGGTGCCGATAATTGCTGTCTGAGACTTGAGCGAGTCGATGATGTTCTTAACCGCGGCTTGCTGCTGGGCCTGGGTCATATTCGGATTGGTCATGGCCATACCAATAGCCTGAAGCGCAGCATTCACAGCCTGGCCAGTAGCATTGCCATATTCCATCTTGGTTTGCTGATCGAAGCCGCGCATTTGCATTTCCATCTGCGTACCAAGTTGAGCGGTTAGCTCTTTCCAACGCTGGTCGTTTTGCAGTTGATTGAGCTCAACCTGGTATTGCTGAAGTATTGAATCCCTTTGAACCTGCAGAACGTGACTCGTTTCCATCTGCTTGAGCTGCAGCTCCTGCTGCTTGTCCAGCGTCCCGAGCTGCTGGCGATACTTCAGGTCTTCAAGTTGTTGCTGGAATTCGCGATTGGCGTTGTTTTCACCTGTCTGCCATTCCATCTGATTATTCTGGAGCTGGTTGTTGGCGTCGTACTGTTTATCGGCCATGGCAGCATCTTGCTGGTTTTTCTGGTTGAGCTGATCTTGCTGCGCCTGGGTTTGCCATTGCTGCGACTGAGCTTGGTTGTAGGTCTGGGCATCTTGCTGAGCTATCGGCAATGCCTTGTCTATCATGCTGGACAGTGCCAGCTCTGAACCGATTGAGCTAGATTGAAGTCCTCTGGATGCTGCGAGCCCATTTGCATTCGCAATGGCTTTTCGCATTATGTCGCTGTTCGGATCCAGCAGGCCTGTAATCTGATTCTGGACAAGCGATTCTTCTCTTGGGTCGTATTGATACTGCTTGTCGCTGGTGACGCCTTCAAAGCCGTTTGACTGGTATTCCCGGGGCGTAAACTCGGTTTGAGGTGCAGGCTTAATCGGTACGTTGTAGTTGGCCGGCCGATTCCCCCCATCGGTAGGTCTTGGTGGAGATCCTGCCGCCGTAGTCTGCATAGTGTTGCTGGCAGTGTAGGAGCCTGAAACAGGTTCAATATTTGGCTTGTTTAGGGGCTGAGTATTCCCAAGCAGACCACCGGCTTTCGGCGCTGAACCACCGCTAACAGGATAAATGGGTTTGTTTTGACTGGATTCAGGCACAGGCAAAGCGCTCACCTGCCCGGTCTGGATAGGCTTAATTTGTTGCATGATTAATGCACCTCAGATTTTTAGGTTTGTGCTGGGGGAGTTAAAAAGGAGGAAGCTGCAACAAGCCGCAGTATGGGTAAATCTTAGTGATACTACATTCTATTGCAATCGGTTAATCAGGGTTAAAAGCCCAGTTCTGCGGCCGGTAATCTCTTATGATGGCGTTATCCATTCCACTTGGAGAACCATCAGTATTGAGGATTGGTTGCAGCTCGCCAGGCAAACCTGTTTCCGGATAACTTTTATGGTCCATAGCCAGCTTTAGGCCTGACGCGTAGGTCGGTGTAACCACAGTCACAGCGCTTATTGAACCACGCAAGCAATTCATCATGCGGCCGCGCGTTCCGCTCATGGCTCCAATTTTGAGCGATGAGTATTCTGATGATTCATAATTCTGGCTCACCTTAACCCTGTGAGAAATGTATCCACTTTGGCCGCTCGGTTTCACGCTGACCGTAAGATATGTGCCAGTTTGCTCTGTCGTGACTTCGCTGAGCCAGTGCCCTGGTTGCAGTTGAAATGGTGCCAGAGACTCAAATACTCTGCCGCCATACAGCACGCGAACAACATTATGGCTTTGGCCTGTGAAACTCACGGCCATCATTCCACCATAATACCCTTCGACCTGGGCCATTTGATGCGACCAAAGCGCTATATCAGGCTTGTCCAACTCGACAGAATCAAGCTGGATACCGATGCTAAATTCGGTGTTCAGCTGCAGCATGTCTGCCCTGAAGTCGATCACACTCTGATAGCCATTCAGAAAGTAACTCCAACTGCCAGGCTGCTCTGGCTGTGTCGGAGGCTGTGGTGTTGGTGGTCTATAGTCCGGAAGTAGATACCTGTATTTGACCTGATATCTGTTGTTGATAACCATTCCAGCATCAAGCAATTCCAACCCCTGCTGTGTTACTGGTTCTGGATATGCTACTTCCCATCTATCCTGCTGTTTCCGTCTATACAATGTTCCATTGTCGACGTAGAAAAGTGCGAGTTCCGTGTCCTGTCTGCCAGTATTTCTCAGGTTATCCATGCCTACCACTGGGAATGATCCCGGGCAAATAGCTCTTTCTTCGTTGGCTTCAGTCTCAGGGTTATACCAAAAAATTCCGACATTGCCGTCATCATAGCCAAGTGAGACAACAGCATTACCTGTCTGGTCAAATGCCAAGTCAATATTGCTGACCTTCTTCGACAAAATACCAAGGTGAATATCCTGGCTCCACTCGCCTTGTTCAGCAACACATAGGATCAACTCTGTGCCGTCCACTCTTGCCATCCAAACCGCCGATATGACATTACCACCTGAATACTGCAAAACCTTGGGGCCTGGAGCCAGTGATGAAACTGAATGGTTCTCATAACTTGGGATCACCAACCCGCCAAAGTCCCTTTGAAACGACTCAGCTCTTGATGTGAGCCAATCAGGGATCATCCTATCAACTCCAACTTGACACCAAGATTTAACGCATAGGAACTGGTTTTAGGAATTGGAGGCGTAGCTTTGACATGAATCATTCCATAAGGAAATTGGTAAGCTGATGATGAATTGGAAGTCAGTGAGGAAATTATGATGCCTTCTACAGTATTGTCCTGGAAAACATCGGCACCAGACATACTTGCAGAATAGATCTCGGATATTTTTCTGCCGACGGCATCATACTCTGTGGTTGGTGAAAAAAGGTTCGATTTAAAGTCGCTATTATTACCCGTTAAAGCACCGGAGCCTAAAGTGTTAATATCTTGAGGGTAAACACATGCCAATGCTGACTGTTCACTATATATAGCCCCGTATTGATAATTCAAATTGAAATACCTTGATGGAACATTAGCGTTATAGCTAGTACTCGTTTGTGGATACAGCCTAGACGTAATAAACACATCAAACGTTGTTTGAACCCCATCAACATCAATAACTTCTGTAGTGTGCCAAGGCAGACTGGTTTGAAGTTCATATTCAACAATTAGTTGATCTTCAGCTGTTACTGGAATTACAACTGGATTACCAAGATCATCCTTGAACAGGACTCTCGACAGACACTGAGTATTGTTTGATGATTCCGAAAGACCTGCCTCTGATATATTCCCAACTACGCTGCCTATGTTGAAAACTGCTGTCATTGTTTTCTTATAGATGAAGCTTGAGCCATCAATTGTCCTAGATGCAGTTATAGTGGTTATTTGTGATGATGCAATTGAGTTCTCTAACCCTGAGTCTGTTGTTTGTGGCTCCGTTGTTCCAGTTCCTACCAATACATATCTCATGTACTTAAATCCTGAGAAAAAGTACCCAAGCAGTACATTGTCAGTCAAATGGGAAGAAAAAACCTCTTTCCCACGCCGCAAAACTCGGGCTCTTGCGGAACCTTTAATTTTAGCTTGTACTTTCATTATGCTGGATTCCTCTCAAACACCACGCTGATTGCCATTTGTAATGGCTCGTCTTTTCGCGCATAGATCGCTTGATTGCGTTTAAATACAATCTCAATTTGCGCATTAACAATGTCGTCCAGGTGCTTCCTTATAACGACTTCTTTGAAATAAATATCTACCGATGGAAGCAGAGCGAAAGTTTCTGAAACGCCAGCATTAATGACTAATTCCCTGAATTCAATTTCTATTGATGCAGATATGCTGAATATCTCAGTCTCAAACCCTAGTGCGGTATCATTGGTGGCAAAACCGATAGAAGGCGTTCCCATCTGAAACTGCTCATTCACTCGGTTTGGGTACAGCATGCTCGTCAGCGACTCAAGCTTCCAATACCGTCTTTCCTTTCGCATGCCACCGGCCAATACCGCCAGCAGTGCCTGGGCCTGAGTCATTCGTTCCGCCATTACGGCACCACAACATCAGCCGGGTAAACATCACCCACCAAAAACCACACTGTTTCGCTTATGCTGATCAGGGCTACAGCAGAGTTTTCACCGTATGCCCTAAGGATGCCGCTGGAAAGGATGGTAACCCCTTCGGTTTCACTGCCTTGAAACCATAGTTCCGCGCCACTCTTGTTAGCGAAGAAGATAATTGACCCGGGTGCCACAGTGGGATCACCGGCAATAGCTCTAATTGAGCGGCCTACTGTGACCAGTATTTTGCTCTGTGCTTCTGTAGGGTTGTCTGGCACCAGGTATTCGCAGTTTATCCACTGACTGTGGTTTGAGCCTGAAACAGCTATCGCGTTTGAACTGTTGCTGACAATGGCCACTTCATGATCTGCTTGCAATAGAAGTGCTGTCGCCGGCAACAAATCCATATCACCCTGCTTGTTGATATAGAGCAGACTGTCTGTATATGGCTGCAAGGGGATCTCTGTGTCACCCACAAAGTTACTTGGCAGCTTTATCACAAAGCCATTTATCTGCGCGGTAATCTGCTGCAGGTTCGCAGATATCCCGCCAAGCTTTGTATTCATTGGGGTGGCACGTATCGTAGTGCCTTGAATGAAAGGGCTGTTGTCTTGCCAGTATGGAAGCGGTGGCATATAGCTCCTTAGCGCCTGCGGCTGACTGGTTTACTGTGCAAAAATAGGTTGGATAAGATGAATGGCGGGATCCGCTTTGACGTTGTTTCCAGGTAAATGGCTATGTTCCGCGATACCCCACTGATATACATATCAGCCCAGCTGGTAGAGCTTCCGCCCCAAGTCGCATTGTCCCACTCTGACAAATCCCATTTACTGCCAGATCCGATAATCACTTCACTGTCAGGAATATCTGGGCTCATAAAGTCAAAGAATGCCGCGGCCGACATGACTACCTCTGTCACGCTGTCGCACTCGATTACAAGCTTGTGCCATTTCTTCCTGGCCTCAGGGCTGCCGAAGTTAATAAATGTGGTTAACAGGTAGCTTGAGTATTCGGCACCATCGAATGAAGTTCCGCGATCAAGTTGGTACACATACCCGTCTTGGCCGCCGGCGAATACCGCTTCTTTCCCCTCCAGATCCTCACCGCCAAACCCGCATGAGAACGGCTTGCCGTAATTGACCTGGGTATACTGTGGCGCTCCATCCGGTGAGAAAGTGGTAAACAAGCAACTGCCATCGCCGAAAAGTAGCCGATACTGGTTTTTTGACTTTACCGCCAAGCTCGATACTTCCCTGCCGGCGTATTGGTCCAGTAGTGGCTTAACACCTTGGCTAATCGCCGCCTGGGCGAAGTCACCAAATTGCTGCACTCTGGCCAACATTGTCAGGCCGCGGTCATCCAGAAACAGTGTGTCACTCAGCGTTTGCGCCGTTCCCATGCGCATACCGACCTTAGTGGACAAGCTCTTTAGTTGGAAGTCAGCCTTGCTGGTCCCATAGAGCATATAGGTTCTATTTCGGCATCCAATTGCGCATGTACTGTCAGCCTGTACCTGAAGCTCGGTAATTTCATCCCCGACGGCAAACTCTACCCCGCCGTCCGTAGGGGTCCACTTGGTTGGGTCACCAACCGCACTCGCGACCAGGCTCCCGCCTCGGTAAGCCATGAGCAATACCTGGCTTGGCAGCACTTCAACCAATATCGGTGCGTCAGGAGCTATTGGCCCTGTGATTTGGGTGAAAGTGGTACCGTCAAATCTGAATGCCGGGTTTTTACCATCTACGCCAATGATCTCCATGCTGCCACTGCCGCCGCTGAAGTTGGTTTGACGCGTAAACAACCGCCCGCCAGGTGATAGTGCCGGAGTTGTGACTTCTTGCCATCCGGTTGCCGTAGCTCTATGCAGCTTGGCAGCAGCGCCCCCGGCAGTATTGCGCATCGCGTAGACAATGCCTTCAAAAACAAACCCGCCAATGATAGGGCCATCACCCGGCACACTGCCTATAGTTCCGCGCCTAACCTCAATTTCAGCTTCCCATGCTGCAAGCGCATCTTCATCAGTTGGGAAAGGGAACCCGGGAAGATCAACAATCCTCACCGCAGAAGGTGAAGGCTTTCCATCATAGCGCTCAAAGCCAGATACTCTTTGGTACCTGCCGGCAGTATTGACCTCGAAATTTACCAGCTCACGGCAAGTGCCTGGTGGAGCATCGTTATCTGAGTCGGCCATGTTGAGGCCGCCACGAAGGGATATTGGCGCAGGTGTAAACATCAGAAGTTCACCTTTGGCAGCTGATCACGGCACAGCTCCTTAAATGCCACCATATAATCAGCCGATGCCGACTGATACAGAAACTGGTCTTCTTCGAACTTGGCATACTTTACGAGCGCCGCTTTCACAACCACATCCTGATAGTCGTCTGGAATTTGGCTTTGATCATCGTTCCCCAGGAGCCTAGCCGCAGACTTGAAGTAATCCACTTGTATTGGCAATGCTGAATCAGGCACTGGAAAAAACAACAACGAACCAGATGGGCTTTCAGTTACCACTTGGACGCCGGGCCCAGTGCTGATATCGCCATCGTAGTAAGCCAGCCATTCATCCCAATCAACGACCTTCACACGCTGCCCGGAAACTTTTACCTGCTGCAAGGAGCTGAACTGACTCATATTCAGTTCTGCAAGTGTGTATTCCTGCTGAGAAGCAGACAAACTGGAGCTGTTCCTGGCCCAAAGAAAGCGCCAATCGCGCCGAGCTCGCTGGACCTCAAGATCAGCTTCCTGCACCCAAGTACAGATCTTTTTCAAGACGCCGACCTGCCCAGTCACCGAGCCAGGGCCAGTACCGGACACTCCGGACTCTTCCCTGACCTTTTGGCACAGCTCCAGATATGTCATTACCGGATCCCCTTGTCACCTTCGATGCCGAAATGCTTATCCGGATCTTCAATGTCGAAATGCGTATCGACAGTTTGGAACGGCCAGCGCTTTTTCTTGGTTTCGATGGTGACCTTCTGCCCGTTGACTTCTTTCTGCTTGTAGTTGATTTCAATAGCGTTGTTCAGTACGTCGACAATCCCACAAGGCACCTTGACTTCTTCGCCCTTGACGATCTGATACATGCGGCCATTAAAGCCAACTTGGATGTAATTCATGGTCTCATCGCCATCGTCTTCTACGATGATGGTGTAATGAGAAGCCTTGGCATCGGCCTTTGACTTTTTGTCTTCGCTGCCTGGCTTGCTCTGGTTGGTATTGCCACCATTAAACAAGCCTGGCTTCAACTGCTCGAGTTCTTCGATAAGTTTTGGCCGGTCATCTTTGAGGTGACTCAGGTCCTGACCGAGGTGTTCAGCAGCAAATTTAATGAGGTTGTCGGTGCTGGTTTTCTTGTTGACATTCATCTTCACGCTCTCCGCTATGGAAATAGAAAAGGGCCCCATAAAGGAGCCCTTTTAGTCTTTGGCCTTACTTATGCCGGATTAACCTCACCGGCGACCTCGATACGGATCATCCAGGCATCGTTGAGGATTTTGGCGGTGTAGTATGTCTTCCACGCCACACTACCGTTTTGCCCCATTTCGTCACCGTGTTGCGGTGTACCTGGGTTACGCACCATCGGCTTAATCGCACCGCCTGACTCCTTGGAGCCCTTCAATGCGATGTGACCAAACGCGCGCTGGCCCATGACCAGAACCGGATAAACATCGGCATTGGTGCCTGAAGTAGACAGCGCTGTACCGCCAGCTGCACCACCGGCATCAGCCCATGGGTTAAACAGCGGTGAGCAAATGAAGCGAATATCTTCAACACTGCCGATCTCTTCTTGGCAGAGTGGCTGCCGGCTGCCGTATTCGGCTACCGGAGTAAAGCCAGGGATCTTGCGGATTGAGCCCACGATATCCGTATGGCAAATAGCCACAAATGCTGCTTCAATCGGCTTGGTCGAGATATTCACGCTTGGACCCAGAATTGAAGTCAGGCGCTTTGCACGTTGCGCCATAAGCGAACGAGACGCCAGGCGCACATGCGACAATCCCAGGGGCGCGTTCACAGCGTTCCGTGCTGCACCGTTGGCGTAGATCACGTTGGTACCGGCAATCAGCTTGCCGTAGCAAACCATTTCCACGGTTTCACCAGCCTGCTCGCCGGCCATCATGGCCATATCTTTACCGACTTCGTTTTCGTGCAGATCTTCAACTACGTCAGTCAGTGGCATCCAGTCACCGAACTGCTGAAGCTGGGCCGTTACGTCTTCGTAGCGGAAGTTAGTGCCGGCAGGACGAACACCCTCAGTCAGTGGGGTTGTCGCTGGTTGCAGCGGAATTGGTCGGCGCCACTTAACAGTATTGGAACTGTTCTTAGGCATCGGCTTGTGATCGCCGAGCTTGTTGAGTACCAGAATTGGCTCAGCATGCTCCAGCAGTTTTTTCTCGGCGTAGACACCTGCGCGCGTGCCGAGATCACCATAGTTATTAGACATGGCGTGTCTCCTTATTCAGATGTGATTTGGTTGAAAAAAGCGACGGGATCAACGTCGTCCGGTTCTGCTGACGCGCGGCTGGCGCCCTTGCGGTCAAGCTCTGCAAAATCCGAAAGACTGTTTTTGCCTTTACCGTTTGCGTTTGGTTGTTGTGGCTGTGCCTCAGGCGTTGCCTTGCCAAACCCGGTATCAGCCTTGAACTGGTTGAGTAAGGTGATGTTGTCACTGGCCAGATCGCTATTCGCCATCTGTTGAACGCCTGGCGACTGCATCGATAACCATTGACCAAACCGCGGATCCGCCGATGCTTGCTGGTAGTCAGGATGCGCTTGGGCCAACTGCTGATACTGAGACTGAATAAAGTCTTCGTGATCACGTTGCTCCAGTCGCTGCCTGTGTTCCTGCAAAGGCGTGAGCTGTTCGGTAAGCGGCTTTACTGCCTGTTCAAGCTTGGCGTTGATAAGGGCTGCAATTTCCGGGAACTCCTGCTCTATCTCGGCCATTGACATGCCAGAGAGTTGTTCCGCTGAAGGCGCTTGTTCTTCGCCACCCTTGTCTTTCGCCTGACCACTTTGCTGCGACTCCTTGAGCCTGCGATTCTCAGCCTCAAGCTCATTGGCTTTTCGGGTGAGTGCAGACACTCGGCCGGCATTGGCTCTGTGGTCGTTTTGGAGTTGAGAAAACTGACTACGCACATGCTCTGGTACAGAGGCCCATGGATCTTCTTCATCGGCTGCAACCTGGCCTTGGTCTGTGGCCGCTGAAGTATCCTGTGCGTCTGACTTTGCCTGCTTGTCGGTTTTTCCACCCTCCTGATCCAGCCCTTTACTACCTTCTTCACCTGTGGAGTCTTTCGAGTCCTCGGCTGAGATTTCGTTAAAGAAGCTGACAGCATCCAGTTCTTCATCAGAACGGTTGTCCTGTTGATCCTGGATTTCGCTCTGTTGTTGTTGAGCGAGTTTTTCCTGCTCTTGCTTTGGGTCCATAGTGAGTGCCTCATGCAGTCAATAAAAAACCCGCTGCAAGAGCGGGTCGATGTGTAAATTGGCAAACAAAAAGCCCGGCTTAATTGCCGGGCTCAGTCTTCATTTAGTTCCAGTCGTTGCGGGTATTCTTTGAGGATCTTGTCGATTTGGTTAACTTGTCCTCTGCATACATTGGCTTGAGCTTCGGTGATCCCTATCTGCAGCAGGGTCCGAATTGCATTTTCGCGGTCTTGTTGAAGCACTTTCTTCAATCTGTTCCAACTGATATCGCTCATGCGTTACTCCAGGCCATAGTTGCCGGTATTGCCTAACTGATTCTTCATTGAGATTTCAGTCATCACCTTGTCCCACTCCAACTGCCGCTTGGCGCTGGAGTCCTGCAGCTTGGCGATCAGCTCATTCTCTTTCAGTTGCCCGGACTGCTGCAGCTTGAACAGCTCGATGCGTTCAGCGCGTTCTTGCTTTTGCAGATCAGCAGACAGTTCCATTTGCTTGATCTGCATTTGCATCTGCATCTCTGCATGCTTCTGCTGAGCATTGAAGTCGGCCAGCTTCCATTCCTGTTCAGCTTTAAACTTCACCTGCTCAACCCGCAACTGCTCTACCAGCATTGCCGAGTCTTGTGGCTGACCGCCTTGGCTTTCTTCCTGCTGTTTCTGCCAAGCCTTCAGTTCATCGTCGGAAGGTATAATGCTCGACGGTAGTTGCTGGGTCTTTGCCCACTCGCGCAATATCTGGCTGCTTTTCAGCTGCAGCACAGGAGCAAACACCGGCGAACTGCCAGCGACATTGATAAAGTTGGTCAGCGCTGCGCCTACCTGCTCTTTGATTAGCAGTGCAGAAGTGCCGCGCGCATCAACTTTAAAATCACCCTTCACAGCTGAATCGTCACTGTGGAGCATGTTGAAATGATAAAAGTCGCGGATCATTGGCGTGGTCACCCAGTCGTCCCACTGCTTAACCTGGGCCCGTCTGACAGTGTTGGCAGCATTCATCAGCATGGACATACCGCCGAGCGTTTGAGTTGACTGACCTTGCTCGCCATGCTGTAGCATCGGCACGCCAGATACTTCATCAATCATTACCCGGTTGGTTTGCAGAATTAGATTCAGATCCTGAAGGTGACTGGGCACATCAAAGGTACTGAATGCCGCCTTAATGTCAGAAAACTGCCCTTCCACATTCCACACTTTCCAAGGCCTGATTTTCCAATCGTTGTCCTGGGGGGTTACTGCGTTCTTGTTTACGCCAAGCTGGGGACCTGAAGATATGGCGCCGTTATCGAGCATCATTCTCCAGATGCTGTTATAGCTGGACTGCTCATCGTGAATGATCCTGGGGATCCCGAAGCCGAAGATGCTTGAATCATCTTCCTCCCAATTGAACACCACATAAGGCAATCCCTTATCGTGGTCCATCATTGACAACCTGGCACCGAGGACAATGCCACCGCAATAGAACACAACGGCGTCAATTTCTTCCTCGCTATAACCTGTCAGGATTCCGTTGTCATCAGCGTCAATCGGAATGATGCCAACCTGCTGCAGAACGGATTTAGGTACAGGGCCATGGTATTCCCAGGTTTCATACCTGGTGTCGTTGATTTGGTCAGACAGCCCGGCCAACTGCCTCACATCATCCTGATAAGTCGACCTGTGCTGAGTCTGGTTGCCGGTCATGGCCAGCACCTTCTTTATCTGCTCGTCAGGGAATCCGCGACGCCCTTTTAGGCTCCTGATTTGGCGCTTGCTCATATAGCGGCGCTCGAACACAAACTCAGCTTCTTCGATACTCGCCGCCGACATGTCAGGGTAGAAGTCCCATGGCCTCACCAGTTCAACGCACGGCACGAACTCTTCTTTAATAACCAGCACATGCTCGCCGTCTTTTTTTATAAAGGCTTTCTGCCTGTCTTTTCTGACAACTGGGCCCTTTAGAATGCCGGTGCCGATGATCCCGGCATCACGCAGCATCTGACGACACTTTGCGTTGTACTGAGTTTCAACCAACTGGTCATCAATCAGCTTTGCCATTTTTTCGGCAGCCGTCTTTGCCAGTTCCTCTTTGCGGTTCGCTACGTCGGCTTCGGTGACAATGTTACCCTCGCCGTCTTGATACATTGTGTCACCCAGCTTAAATGGCTTATCACCATTGGCCATCATGTCTACCAAGGTCGGGTTGGGTGTGGGGGATATTCCCCAGTTCTTATCGTCATTGGGGAACAGCAGATCAACCAACTGCGCTATGCCGGCATTTGTCTTTGAGCGGGTCAGCTTGATAAATACCCTGGCCCTATCTGCTTCCTTCAGATTTTTCTCAGTCTCAGGATCGTACTCGCCATAGTACATACGCAGGTCTTCAACCATACGCAGATCCGTTCTGCCACGGTCATAGATGGCTTCAGCGAGTTTACGCTCCAGCTCAATTGCCAAAACGTCGATACGGTCCTTGTCGTCATACTCATGTCCGTATTGCTTTGGCTTCGGCCCGTTGCGCTGCTCAGTCATTAATAACCCGCCTTGCTGTCTGCTGCCCTAGTCTGTGCTGTGGTCTGATAAAGTTGGTCTGTGCGTTCATAGTCGATTTCACCCTGGGCACCTTGTGCCAAGTACTGCAATGCGTCATGTGGGTGTGAATATCGGTTCTTGTCAGCTTCGGAGTGATATCGCTCGTCGCCTGACACCTTTAGGCGCCGGAAGTGGTATCCGCTGATGAAACCTTTGCGGATCACCTTACAAACAGGACTCAGTTCAAACGCTGGCGCACCGTCAATATCACCGTTAAGGAAGAACCTCACGGCCTCCCATCGGTGTTCTGGTTTGTTGCTGCTTGTTGAATAAGCGCGGATCTTGAATTCCCGGTTAATGATTTCAATCGGGCTGTTTTCATCGTTGCCAGACTTTGCCCAACCGGACGGATCACAGTAGCCTTCCATTTCCGCTTTGGTGTAAGCCGGGAAGTCCTTTCTGAGCTGGGGGATCAGCTCCTTCATAAACTTACGGATGCCCATGTCTTCACTGATGTACTCTTTGAGCACTCTCAGCTTATGCTGCACTGTCAGTTGTCCAACAATGCAGGCCGGGGTTCGGCCGAAGTCGAACCCAAGCAGCAGTTTTCCATGGGACTTGATTGGCAGCGTTGGATTTCGGGCCACATGGATTGGGTCCTTGTAGCTGCCTCGGTAAATTGGCTTTCCAGTGACTATCGTTCCGTAGTCGTTGGCCAAGTTGACGCGGATCCAGTCGTCATCCTTACCTTGGATCATTCGGATGTAATAGCCGTCTGGCAGGTTGTTTAAATTCTCTGCCTCAGGGTTAGGCCGCCAAATAGAATAGGCAGCCTCCCCTTTTCCGATAACTTCTTCGGTTACTCCCCCGGGCTGACGCAGGAATGTCCAGCCCTCCGGCTTCGTTTCCTCTGCCAGCTTGTAATACCAGTGATCATCGTCTGGGGCGTTGGTATCCCCAATCATTCCATGCCAATAATCAGAGACTTCGGCATTGCTTGGGTATCGACCATGCCGGCCGTCGCACATGTCAACGATCGGCTTTGAAAGTTCCTTGACTTCGTTGAGCCAGAACCCGGTAGCCTGGAACCCCCTCAGCTTCCTCACTGAGTCGGGCCTGTCCAAAGCGAAGAACACCAGCTCTGCCAGCACTCTGGTGCCGTCTTCCAGGTCAAAGTCCAGATAGTGAGTTGGCGGCGAGTCCATCACCAGCCGACCTAAAATAACTTCCTCGTTGTGGTATAGGTCGCACCAGTCCTTAATTGTGGTGTTTTTTAAGTCGGTGTAGGTATTTCGCACCGCCGCCCAGCGTGACTTTCTCACGCCATTTGCATTGGGCGTTTGTTCGCACATCTGGTCAAAGACCCGCATGGCTGAACAATACGTTTTACCAGAGCCGATAGGCCCCATGATCATTGTTACGCGGTCGCGAAGCTCCATATACTGGCGCAGCACTTCGCCCTGGGGCTTAACCCAGAATTCAATTTCCTGTTGCTGTGCCACACCGGATCAGCCCTTTACGCCATCGTACCGACGAATAACCTTGGGCCTTTCTGCAACCTCCACCTTATCTGTCCACATTTTCTTGTGCTTACCGAGTAGCTCAAGTGCAGCGACCTTATTCCACTGCTTAAACTTCTTGGTAAACCCTATTTGTTCCCGGTCCTCTCCCTGCCCCTCAAACAACTCATCAACTTCCATCCCTGACAATGCTCTGCGGCAATGCTGTGGCCACTCCTTGAACGGTTTAAGACTGCCGTCGTCATTAAAGATCGGCGCCATGTCGGCAAAAGCGACCATTGCAAGCTCACGAATGATCCGCTCAGAGGACACGCCTGCTTCTTCAAATGACTTGTTGATATGCCAATCGATAGCTTCTCTGACATGAGTCCGGTTATATGTGATATAGCCAACCTTCGCCGGTTCCTTTGACTTTGAGCCAGCTTTGACAGCAGCTTCTTTCTTGCTCGACAGCTCGACATAGGCAGCAATAAAGCGACGCTCGAAGTCTGTATATTTGTGGATACTCCAGTCGAATTGAGACTTACTCATTGCTCAACTCTTTGGCTAGCTTAGCCTTGGCTAGTTCAGTCTCAACGCGCGTTAACTCTGACTCCCTGCGCTCCCTGCGCCACTGATATAACCAGTTGATGATAAACGTCAAAAACGCCAGCAATAAGCCACCCCATAGCGCCAATTCATTCACGGTAAATGCGCCTCCTGCCGCTGTTGAAATTGAAGCGCCGTAGGAAGCAGCTGCCACTACTTTTGCTGTTCCGGCCTCAGTTGCTTGTATGCTGTGATTCATTGAGTTTTCGCTCCCTCCAGTCATGCAGGCTCTGCCAACTGACATTGCAGTCATCCAGTGCCTGAATGAGTGTCATCGCGTAATTAAGCAGCTCCGGATTTTTGACTTTCCGGCCTTCGGTTTTCGGTGCTGATGGGATTTCGCAGAACGCCAGCAGTTCTTCCGGTGGAAGTACAGGCACCTGCTTTGTTACCGTCACCGTTCGCACAATCGGCTGCGTGCTCGAGCAACCTTGCAAGATCACTAGGCACATGATCAGCAGCCCAACTTCGCGTATGTTCATCGTTCGAATTCTCCAGCAGTTGTGATACCTGGGTTTTCAGTTCAGTGTATGCCTGCTCCAACTGCCGCCGGTTTTGTTCCCGCTCAATTAGCGCCGCTGCCAGCGCCTTGGCGTCACTGATCGCCACCTGTTTTTCAAGTTCGGCCGCCTTAATCTGCTCGGTCGCGTTGTCCAAATCGGTTTGAAGCACGAACTTGGCCGCAGTTTCATTGGTTAAGTTGGTGTTAGCCGTCGATAACTGGCCTGCAGTCACCGCCCACATCGCACCGCTAACAATCACGGCAATGGTGAGCAAGGCAATAGATACCATCGCAAAGTTATCTTTAATTGTTTGAAACATGGGTAAGCTCCTATTGGAGTGAATTAACACAAACTTGGTGACGTTCCTGCGCCCTGAGCCAAACGCCGTAACAACGCTTATTACCGGGTGTCAAAGGGTTCATTGGCGTTTCCTTTTAGGTTTGATAAACACAGTGCGAGCTCTTTTGCACGACGATTAACCAGGCCATTTAGCTTGCGGCCCTTTGAGTACACCCAGCGTATAAGTTCATTGCAGGCCCCAATGTGGTCACCTGCCAAAAGCTTTTTGCGCAAAGTGGATGTGCGGAACGCCTCGGCGCCGACGTTGTAGATGAAACTGAGGTAAGCGGCATTTTCGCCTTCCGTAAGTTTCACCCCGTCGGTGAGGCGCAACAGTTGGCTGTTATAAGTCGCCAGATTGTCGGCCAGTTGATTCAGGCAGTACTCCATTGAGCGATGTTGCCCAGGCTCCTGTCCGTCAGCCCGTTGCCCGGCGCATTCAGTAACAATGCCAACTGGGTCAACGTAGGTACCAAGTACCAATTCTTCTTGATCCACAATAAAAACGCCGCCAGTTACGGCGGCGCCTGAAAGGCCTGCAGCGAGAAGAAAGGCGCGGATGTTGAGTTTCATGCTGGTGCCTGCTCTGGATGCTCGGCAGGCACATCCTCGCCAGAAGCAAGGTAGTCGAAGAACACACGTTCATGCTCTGCGATAACGGGAACTAACTTTTCAGCAGAGCGCTTTCCAGCTTCCAAGAATATTGCCTGCATGATTTTAGCGCTTGGACCACCAGCCCGGTAGAAACTGTCAGTGCCGAATTTTACAGGCTCTACATTGACACGCCTTTCAAGGCAGGAAACATTTTCACCATTGGCAAGTGCAACCGACACGCTTAGCTTGCAAGAAACGCCAGAAACCAAAGCCGTCTCACCGTCAACGCCACTAAACTCTTTAACCTGCCCCTTGCTTAAATTTGATTGCTCTACCTTCACGGCGACAATCGCACCCTTGTTTAACAGCCTGTCGCCAATGCGAACGAAGTTGGAGCGGTCCATTACTTACGCCCCCACATTCCGGCCATCAGCGAATCACCGGCTGGGGCAACAAACTGCTCACCCACCAACGAACCATCACCAAAATATTCAACGAGCTCTGGAAAATTGACGCCAGTGAATTGGATGCAACCAGATTTTTTTAATCGAGAATCCAAACAGTCCGCATAATCTTCCATTGAGTCCCGCTGTTTCTTCAGCAGCGTTCTGGTCCCGCTCTCCAGCGATTTAAACATATCCCCGTTTACAAACTCATTGAGTTTATCCAGGCGTGAAGTGAGCTCGCCGTGTTCAGCAATCATCCGGTCGATGTGGTCACCGATGACTGGGGCCGATATATCACAAGCTAAACGGTAGCCCTCGAGTTCCCACAGTTTTTCGTTGGCTTGGGCCATTACCTTTTCAGTGGCGTATTTCTCCCCGAGAGCAGGGTCGAACTTCTGCGGATCAGCACAGCCGCTGATAGCTGTTGCCAGCGTGAAGTGATTGCCTTCGCCCATCGGCAGCATAGCAGTAGCCACTGTAGTGGTAGTGCCTTCGATAACGTGACAATGACAAGTGACTGTTGCCAGCAACGACTGAATGCGAGCGACGTTGATTGATTTAACCATTGCGGGAGTCCTGTTTCTGGAGTCCAAAGAAAAGCCCCGGCGAATGCCAGGGCTCAGAAACGCAAAAGGCCACCGATGTGGTGGCCTGCTGTAGTCGGTATTAACCGCACTATGGGTCAATCTTAGTGTGGTGTTATTCTATGTCAACAGGGATTTGATGAATCAAATTCTCGATACTGCAGTTTGGAAGTCATCATTCCGTCATGGTGAGACATGGTGGCATCGTGTATTTCCAAGATAGCTTCGCCATCTAAGTACAGAGTTTGATAGGTATCACCATAGCGCCTAATTGCTTTCAATCTTGGCTTTAGCGCTTCCAGATCGCTAACGTCAACGCCGCGATTAACCAAAACCATTTTAATCAAGTCATCTTCTTTCTTGACTATGGAAGCCGCTAATCTTTCAACCATTGATGATTGCAAGTCAATTCGCGCCTCAAGCAGCTCAGCCCATTGTTCATCATTCATAAAACCACCTTTAAAAGTTGTCACTTTACTGACTTAGCAAGAAGCCCGGCATTTGCCAGAGCTCTCGCTATTCCGTCAGCACTGGTTGTTGGGCAGCTTCGTATTACCTCGACCGCATCGGATAATACATCGTTACAAGCTGGATTGCTCGGTGCTGCATTCTGGCGCTTGGCAATAAACTCGAATGCTTCCCGTTCTTCAGGTGTCTCGATGCCGATATCTGCCATCATTACCTCCACCTGTTTTGACGGTTGCGCTTGCGGTCTGACTTGTTGCGGCGCTTGGCTTCGCATTGCTCTACATACCTAGTCAGATTGTTGAAGTCGTTAATAGCTCTGGCAGCAGTTTTGGCAGAAAGACCTGCGCTGTAAGCAATGGCCAGAGTCAATGATTGCCTTCTCATGCCGCCCACCCCTGCTGCTCAGCAACCAGTCTAAGGATCCGCTTGCACTCACTGTCGGCATCACCAGCTGCCCGGTACATCCAATCAACAACCTGCGAATACTGATCGTAATACTCTGATACAAACTGCTCTCGGCGGCTTTTGGTCATGCGCCAGTTTAGAATGCGCCCCATCATGTAAGCCAAGTCATCACAGCTGAGGATGATTTGCCCGACGCCGTTACAACCATGGCAGTCAACGCGGGTCCCTTTGGTGAAATTGGTTATGTTGAACCCATTGCCATTGCACTTGGGGCAAACCTTCGTTCCGCAAACCTCATGCACAACCAACTTGGCCAAGGCAGCTGCTTCGCTCGACTCTCGGCCCTCGCCTATCAGTTTGTCCTTCACAATCTCGCGAAGCTCCAAAGACGCGCCCTTGTTCCCGGCAATTCGCGCCTCCAGAATTCTGACTCCGACCGGGCAGGTTTTCATGGCCTGGGCAATAACACCGGCAGCATCTTCAGCGCTGAATACACCACGGCCGTTTATCGGCTCAAGTGAAATCGCTTTCTGAGCTGTCAGGGTGAACAGTCTTTCTATGGAAATCATCTGCGGCTCCTAACTCTAATCAAATCCAACACTTCAAATCAGTGCGCCACACTAAAAACCATCGGCGCATCAATACCTTATCAGTCAAAATGGAATATCATCATCCCAACCATCATCAAGGTCAGGCGTATACGACTGCTGTTTAGGTGGTGCCGATTGCTGCTTTTGATGGCTTTTTGGGGGCTGATATTGCCCTTGGTTAGCGGTATTTTGCTGTTGTGGAGCCCGATACTGCTGCTGGTGCGCCGGGTCCTGGTAGCCACCACGTCCCTGCGCGTTCTGCTGGACATTAGCAGGCATTCCATCTTTTCGTCCCAGCATCTGCATGGTGCCGCCCATATCAATAACCACTTCTGTGGTGTACTTATCCTGACCGCTCTGGTCTTGCCACTTGCGGGTCTGCAGCTTGCCTTCCAGATACACTTGCGAACCTTTGCGCAGGTACTCACCGGCAATTTCAGCGAGTTTCCCGTACATAACAACCCTGTGCCACTCGGTACGCTCTTGCTGTTGACCCTGTTGGTCCTTCCATGACTCACTGGTGGCCACGGTGATATTTGCCACAGCGTTGCCGTTGGGCATGTATCGCACCTCTGGATCCTGACCAAGGTTGCCGACAATGATCACTTTATTAATTCCGCGTTGTGCCATGGTTATTACTCCACTAGCTCGTATGTTTTATCGAAGATTTCAGGCTGACATGGGTAGAACTCACCATTAACGCCCTTGATGATGTAGTCGCCATTTGAAGCGATATGCAGGCCTTCAAGAGTTTTTACATAGAAAGACTTTGTTACCATCTGCCCTGGTTCCCATTTCATTTCTGGGAATGTAGAAGTAATTTCTTCAAAAGATTTAGCACTTCCAGTCCACTGAACAGCATCGATAACTACATGTTTATTTTTGTACTTAGCCATACCACCCACCTCATCCAAATAGCGCGATTAATGCAGCATCGCGGGTATCTTCGTTGCTTCTGCCGTTCCAACCAGTGAGCTTGTTGAAATAGGCGCTGTTTGTTTTCGCTTGTTTAACCGGCCCACGCAGTGGCTTAACCAGAATGACGTTTATGCCTTTGCTGTTGAGCAAATCCTTAATGTGCGTGGCCGTTGCTTTTACTTGCCCGACGTTCTGGCTTATCTTGCGCATAACGAGGTCGTTTGTGCCCGGGCGCTTCTTGACGCTTTTCCAAAGATTGACGTCTTCAAGTTTCACAACCACATCGTTGTCAGCTGCCAGCGCAGTGATGAACTCAATCAGTTCAACAAATGGCATCTTCTTCAGCTCTGCGATTTTGTTGCGGTTAACGATAGCCAAACCACTGGCTTCCAAATCGGGATCAATGCCTACGACTAACATTGTTCAATTCCTCCTGTATTCAGACGCAACGGCGTGCAGGTATTCATTTGCTGCACGCCGTTGCTCTCTTGTTCTGCCGTTGGCAAACAGTCGCTCATATTCGGATGAGACAGCATGCTTGTGTTCCGTAGGAATGACCGCCATTCGTGACATGACGAACTTACGGTCAGATACTCCCCCTCGGCAGAAATAGAATCTTGGGTATTCAAGAAATGGATTAGCAGGGGTGCCAAGTGACGGCTCTGATGCAACTGGCGTTGCAGGCTCAGGCTCCCCATTGCAGATCGCACTGTAAAAATCCGGCGCATCATCTGGAACTGTCCGCATTGGCTTTACTCCGCTGACGGATCCCCAACAACCGGATTTGCAGATCGTGCGATGGCGAACTGCATTTATCATGCAGCTCCTCCAGATACTCATTGCGCGAAGTGGCAGTGTTACAGCTGAGCAACTTCACCCCACGCCGCGGTATGGGCTCCCCCCTGGCGTCCATCGCAGCATATCGCCGAAGCTCTGCAGTCCACGTTTTGATTGCTGAGTCCCTTGGTAATCGTCTGACATGAAACTCACAGCTGAGGCGAGCCGCATACTCCGGATCACTGAGCGGCTTCTTCCGGTCAATCATGCGAGTGAACGCTGCGATCGCTTCAGCATCGTCAATCTCGCCTTCTTTGCACCAAGCAACGAACTGACCGGCTGAAGGCATCCATGGAAGCCTGTCAGCTCTTGCGTTTGTCATTCCGCGCTCAATCTTCTCAACGGTATCGATGCCCTGCTCTGCAAAAGCAGTCGTCCACTCCCGCTTCCAAATCTCAACCGCTTTGGCGTCTTTCAGGCTGGCTACCCAGGCAGGCTTAACAGCCATTAAGCGCTTGAGTGTCTGGTTAACGATACTGACAACTGCACTGTCGACCGTTGCATGGCGCCGTTCTGCCAGTTGGCCAGGTAGTCCGATATTGGCCGCTGCTTCAGGCATCAGTGTTTGAATGGGTTTCATCTGTCACCTCCAAGGATATGCATTCCTTCAGCCCATCCCGTATCGTCCAAACCAAGCGGATCGGAGTTTTCTGTAAAACGGCCGTTGCCAACAGAATGGGAAGTGATCGTGTAGTTTTGCTTCCAGTGCTCGTCAGGCCCGAGGAAAGTGCTCGTCATCTTCACCTTGTCTGTGCCGATAAGCCCTTTGGCTTCGCAATAGCGGCGATAGGCTTCTATGCCGTTCATCAGTTGCTGGTGCCCAACACCTTGGCGAATACGTGCCTTGTAGGCCTTGAAAGCGGATTTCTTTGAATCAGCTCCTTCCCTCCTTGGCCTGGCCGACCACAGTTCTTCAAACTCGGTTGAATACTCCTCTTGATTTCCGGTTTGAGACGTATATTGTTTATCCTGATCTTGTTCCTGATCCTGATCCTGGCTTCGAAGGGGCTTTGAAGGGGCTTTGAAGGGGGTTATCTCTCCTTCTGGTTTTTGTATATCAAGCAGCTCCCAATACTTGATTGCAAAATGCTGTTTTTGTGGGGTTTCTTGGAGGTCGCTATAGGCCTTTTTGATTGCCTTTACCCTGTTATCTCGCTGGCTCAGGTTCTCTCCTACCTGATAGCGGAGCATATTCACGACAAACACGGTGTCAGAATCACTATCGAAGGTACAAAAACCGGCTTCGATGAGGCTTTGAAGCCCCTTTAAAGCCCCTTCCTCAGTCATTCCTGTTTCATAGGCGATATACATCACTGGGCAGTGAAACACACCTATCATGCTGCTATGGGGGCTAGTCATAAGGTAAAGAGCAACAACCTGGGCCTCAGCATTACCCCGGATTGACTTCCCGGTTTTACCAAGCCAAAAGCTTGGCTTCACAATGCTATAGTCACGCATGCCTGGCACCTCTGATTTCAAAACAAGGCTTCAAAGGCTCTACTAAGCCCCTTGCAAGCCCCTTTGAAGGGGTTGCCAAAGGCTCAAGCAAATCCTTGATACAAATCATGCCTCTACCTTTTCTTTACCTTTTGCGTTAGCCGCGCTGGTTTCCAGCTCCTTGGCCAGGGCCATTTCTATTTTCCTTCCCTGCTCAAATGATGGATTGCTGATCAGCCCTTCAGCTACGCGATACACATAGTTGTAATTGAGCTCATGTGACTTACAGAACGCGTTGAGCTTTCCGCGGGTCTTCATCATCTTCTTGAGCTGCTTAATCATGGTTTTTTTATCTGGCATCCTCTGGCCCTCGAATTTCGTTAACGAAACATTATTGGCATGATAGTCCCATAGTTTCGTTTTCGCAACAGCGAATATACTCAGAACCAAAAGCGAGATAAATTCTTGCGTTGGCGCAACTTTCACACCATAATTGCGGTTACTTGGAAAGAATTGTTAGGAAAAACATGCTGACTCAGGTCGTTTCAGACAACCTGGCCGATGTGATGCAGAAGCACCAACTGAGGCCGTCAAACATCGTGGACATAGCTGAAAGCATCGGAGCGGATCTGAATAAAACATTCATGTCCAGGGTGCTTAAAGGTGATCATGATTTTTTGATGTCTAAAATCGACTCGTTGTTGTCAGTGCTCAGAACAATTGAGCCAGGACTCCAAGATCATGAACTGTTTATTCCTGGAATTTTTAGGAAGGAACGCGAAACAAGGCTAACTGTCGAACAGTTAAACCACATAGCCAGCTCAATGATTATTGACCTAATTGATTTGAATTGGGTTGAAATAAAAGAAGGCGTGCCGGTATCAGTTGTCGGTGACTACATGACTTCTCAGCTCAAGAAAAGAATGCCTGACAACATCATTGATCAGGAAAACAAGGACCGCTTTGTAGGATAGCCCTATCTCACCATCTGGCTAACCAATTCTCTTATTTTGTCTTCAGCATCAATCCACTTGTTTGGTGAAACCACGCTGCCGGCATCATACGTCGCCTGCGCAATAACATTTTGGCCGCTGGAGTCTGTCATCCAGAGATTGGCGAAATACATGTAGGTGGTGATATCCCAGCTCCAGTTTGCAACGTAGAAAAGCATAGACTGGCAGTTTGCAGCCTGAGCTTCTGGAATTTGCCAATAAGGCTGCCACATGTTGTGCTGCAGAACGTAGTTTCCTTGAATGACGATTGGCTGAATGCCATAGCTTTTCACTTGCGATTGAATAGCTGAAAGCACTCCGTCCCTTACGGCGTCATGCTTAACAATGCATACATTCGATGGCTTGGCTGTTGCGCCAATATGGGTGATTTGCTGCTTTGCGGTACAACCTGACAGAGCGACCATTGCGGCCGCCGTGATGATGAATCTATTCATTTGCTTCCATGCCTGCGGGTGTTAGACCTCGTTATCTATGATAAGTCTAACTGCAGATCCTGCGTTTTTCACCATATCTTTTCGTTTCATTTCGTCTGCATATATCGCTACATCCTCGCGCCATCGTTCCATTGCAGCGACCTTGCGCTGATCTGGCGGCATTTCATCTATAGCAGCCCGCATCATAATTAGCCTGTGCGCCCTCGCCTCATTCTTCGCGAACTGTTTGCGCTGTGCAATCTGGATCATGATCCATCCAGCGACAAGAATGAATGACGCCATTAGAAATACATTTGCCACGGTAACAAAGCTCATACTGAAATCCTTTTCCTTAAATATTCGATAGCTGCAGCTGACAGGATCAGCACCATTAAAAACATGGGTGTCATTGAAAACGTCAGTATTCCATACTTGTAAATATTTGTTGTTATATCAGCATCTAACACCATCCTGTCAACGTATCTCATAAGCTGCAGGCATGCCATGAAGAAAAATGATGCACATACCATTTCACTGAATCGCGTGAATTCAATCTTCATCTTTGTGTGAATCATGTAGATTGCTGCTATTGCGATAACGTCGACAGTTATAAAACTCGAGTACCAGAGCTGGCGAACTAAAACGGCGTCCGTCTTGGCCATTTCAAGCATGATCTGCGCCCAGCGTTCCATTAGATAGTTACTACAAACCCACACAGCTAACGCTATGTTGTTGGAGGTAATTCTATAAAAGTAGAACGATATGCTCAGAAGAAAGAATGAAATCAGCGTCTCAACATCGTCCAATTTGTAAGCCAAGTCCTGCCAGCTCATCGTGTTACTCCATTAACCTATGGTTGGTGGTTCAGTACCAGAACCGTTGCCGTCAGTCTCTTCCAGGGGAGGTTCGTCGCCGCTGGTCCCGTCAATCTTTGGGGGCTCGGTCCCGGATCCATTTCCCTGGGTGTCCATTTTTGGTGGTTCTGTTCCTGAGCCATTGCCCAGCACGCTGACACTATCGTCTTCATATGCTTTCAAAGCTTCAGACGAAATCGTCACAGTATCTCGTTCGGAAACCGTTCCGATTGTATCAGCTTTTTCACGAGTTTTAACAACCTCGTTACCCTGCTGAGTTTGTTTTGACGCTGTTGACTTCAGTTCAGTACCTACCTGGGTCTGTCCTATTTGCATAACTACTCCTTCACGTTAGTCAAAAAATGCACACTAATTTCAAGTGCGAATCAACTTTAGCAGCAATCTTTCGTAATAGAAACTTTTTTCTTGACATGTTTCTTTCACGCAACTAGAGTTTCGTTAACGAATCGCAATAATGATTCGGTCGCACAGGCGGCACGTTCTTTAACAATCAGTCCCATGAACGACTAACCTTGGCACCCTCACGAATGAGGGAACCAAACTAGGTCACTCCGAGGAACACGCAGCGGAGGACAGAAATCTGCGTAAATAGACTTGTGCGCCTCTTGCGGCGACCGGGTATCAGATTGCTCAGATAGGCAAACAACGGCCGGAAAAACCGGCTGGCTGATAAGGATCTTGAGTCCGCCCTGAGAGCACGACCCGCAACGCGCACAACCCCGCCCAGTTCCGGCGGTGAGGTAGGAACACAGTGCCCCTGGCAACAGGGCGCATTGGGAAGGTGATTGATGGTTGACGCCATTCGGTGGGCGCTGAGCGCGTTCGATTCCCTCACAATCACCTTCGCCAATGCGATGACAGATAGCGCTGTAAGTTGGCGAATCTCTTAATAGTCGCGCAAGCCGCTAAACAACTTACCATCGCATTACCGGGTGACGCGGTTAACGGTCTGGTATTCGCGGAGCAACGAGGCGGCGCCGTGAATGCCGATACCGCCTAGAGCCCAAACTGTGAAAGCAGGTTCAAGCTCCACGCAGGCTGGGAGGTCTGCCCCTCTTTTTCAATGCTACTGGAAGCATCCATCCAGACAACTAACTGAGGACCTTGTTATGTAATCAGTAGCCGTTAGGAGCGGCCACCTATAAGCACAGGTAGTGACTGTGCCCCGAGTCCTCCAGTTGAGGGGAGCTGGCTTCGCATCCAGTCAGGGTTAGATAAATCAAGAAGCGCGGGTAGAGCAGTGAAGAGGCTTGCGACCTTCACACCCTGTTATAAGCGGCCGAGGCGACGACAAGACGGGAGCAAGCCGCCGGATGACGTAACCGGCACTCTATTCTATCTGATCCGCGCCAGTGGCGACCTAGCGGAACATCATTCAACCAAATCACAAGGAAATCACCATGACTACTGGAGAGCGCGCCCTGCTCCATCGGCTGGCTATTGCCATTTTGATGGTTCCAGTTGGCGAGAATGTCGAGCGAAATCCACGCGTGAAAAAGAAGCTGTTGCTGATTTCTCAAATGGCGCTGTTGGGGATGTTCTCCGACGATTTCATGAGCCGTTTTTTCGGATTCATCGCTTGCATACGGCAATACGATGAACAATTCCTTGCAATGTTGGAAATTGTCGACGGTGAAGCGCATATCAGGCTAACCGGTCACGACCGCAAATTACCACAGATATCCATTGTTGATAGGCGCGGTAGATACCGAATGAATCTAATCAACAAGGCTATCGACAGTATTGAGATTGTGGAGGTGCAAGATGCTGCTTAATGCAAATACCGCCAGTGATTATCTGACTGACATGCTGGCCAGTGCCTCTGCAAACGATTCACTGGAACAAGAGGCGATAACTGCAAAGGCCGAGTGGATAGCCAAGACTATCTCCAACGGCGGTGAAGTTGAAGGTCACGACATTGAGACAGTACTGGAAACAGTGCTGCCTGAGCCCAAAGCGCTTGAGGCTCTAGCCCAGGTTTTCACGATTGATGATGCACGCGAGTTCAAGGCCATGGTCCAGGTCGAAATTGACCGTGTTGCAAGTCTGATAGCGCCCGACTTAGTGCGCGCAGAACGTGAAGGAGGTTTTTGATGAATCGGAGAGAGTCACTTGTGTCTCAAATTTTTGAAAACCAAGTGAAGATGATGCTTGGTAATGGGTTAAGTGTTTCTCAGATATCTAAGCGACTTGGCAAGTCTTACAGGCACACAAAGCAAATAGCTGACCGCTTAGCTCAAGAGTCGAATGTTTCACCAGAATCAACCGATTCTAAGGAGTTAAATTCATGCAATTCAAACTGACATTTGAACCCATGGCCGCGGCCAGAAAGGCTCGTGGACTGGTCTCTATCAGCTACATAGTTGAAGCTGATACTCGAGTAAAAGCCGAGTTGATGGCCGTTGAAAATCTGGAGTCTGAGGGTTACGTCCGCACCGACTTCAAGCGCGCAATCAAGTGCACTGAAGTCGCGCCGGAAACTGCACCAGAGCCAGATGAAACTGAACTGCCAGCTGCCGCGGTAGCTGGCAATAGTAATGCGGATCAGGAAGCGGCCAATGATACCTGGGATAGCTGGGATGACTTTGACCTTGCGCCAATAGCCAATGCAGCTCCGGTTTGGACCATCGAAAGCCTCAACGCCAGGCTGGAGCAACTGAGGCCAGGTGAAAACCTGATAATCGACAACCTCAGTGACGAGATTTATCACGGCTCAATTGGCGTTAGCTGCAGCAAGATAAAGCTGTTTTTGGAATGCCCTCAGAAATATCACGCCAAGTACAACCTGGGTATCTGCCGTGAAACTGAAAAAGCGTACTTCGACTTTGGCAAGGCTGCGCACTGCGCACTGCTAGAGCCATGGCGTCTAAATGAGTTTTTTATCCGCCAACCGGATGAAATCAAGGTGCGCAATGGCAACAAGTGGGCCGAATGCAAAGCAGCTGCTGAAGCTGCCGGGCAAACGGTTCTGACAGCTAACCAATGGGATGATGTGCAAATTATCCTCAATGCAGAAAAGCCGAAGGCGCTGCGCGAGCTCATCACAGGTGGCATTTGTGAGCGCAGTATATTCAAGCGTGACCAAGAGACAGGCTTGGTTATCAAGGTGCGGCCAGACTACACCATTGGCCGTCTTATAACTGACCTCAAAACATGTGCTGATGGCGAGCCAAGCACATTCAGTCGCAATGCTAAAAAGCTGGGCTACCACATTCAGGATGCTATGTACTCCGATGTTGCTGGCGCTGAAATGTTCGTTTTCCTCGCTATTGAATCAAGCAGTCCATTCGTTGTGACAGCACCAATAGTGATGGATGCAGACGCCAAGCGCCTTGGATATCTTCAGTACCGCAAAGGCCTGCGCGGGATCAAGCAATGTATTGATACCGGGGTCTGGCCACCGTACACCACAGACCACGTAAGCGTCAGCCTCAGCCAGTGGGAAAAGCAGCAGCTTGAATACCTCGAAGCTGAATTAATGAATCTCGAACATAAGGACGATGCAGCATGAACAACCAAATGCAAGCGGCCCCTGCCCCGGCTAGCTCATTCGACTTGATGGTTAACATACCAGTGATGGAGGCAATGTATCGCCTGGCGGAAACAATGGCCGGCGGAAAGGCTACAGTACCAGTCCATCTTCAAGGCAATACTGCAGACTGCATGGCAATAGTGATGCAGTCTGCGCTGTGGAAAATGAATCCATTTGCAGTGGCGCAAAAGACCCACCTTGTAAACGGCACCATGGGATATGAAGCCCAGTTAGTAAACTCTGTAGTTACGAGTTCAGGCATGGTTGAAGGTGCGTTTCATTACGAATTCTTCGGGCCATGGGAAAGAGTACTCGGGAAGTTTATAAGCAAGACCAATGACAAGGGCAAAGCTTATCACGTTCCTGGATGGAGCGGAGAAGATGAAGTTGGTTGTGGAGTCCGGATCTACAACACTCTGGTCGGTGAGTCTAATCCACGCATGCTGGAACTAATGCTTCAACAAGCACAAGTGCGAAATTCAACACTTTGGGCCTCGGATCCAAAACAGCAACTGTCATATTTGGCAGTCAAACGATGGGCGAGGCTGTACTGTCCGGCAGCAATCCTTGGTGTCTACTCAGTTGACGAGCTCGAACAAGCACCTGCTGAGCACGATATAACCCCGAAGGAAAACGTATACAGCGCAATGCAGCAAGCAAAACAGGGTGCTGAAACTATTGCTGAACAGGATCCAAAAGCCACAAGTGATACGTTTCAACGCCTGGCACTCGCAGTACGTGACTGCACAGACATGGAGTCACTCACTGAAGTAAAAGAAGCTGCAATTAAGGCTGGAAATAACGGCGAATTTAGCAAGGAGCAAGGTGAACAGCTCAAGAAAGCGCTAAATAGCCAGCGGTTAAAAATAACAGCTCCGGTCGACACCGAAACAGGCGAAGTAGCGACAGCATAACCTCTACCCATACAGCCCGGCGTATGTCGGGCCACAAGGATCACCAATGAAAATCGCATTCTTAGACACAGAAACCACGGGTCTTCCAGATTGGAAGTCACCAAGCGACGCAGAACACCAGCCGCACCTTGTACAGTTGGCCTGCATTCTCGCCGATGACCAAACAGGCGAAACGCTCGAGAAGTTTGAAGTGATAGTGAAGCCTGACGGCTGGATCATCCCTGACGAAGTTGCTGCTATCCACGGCATTACCACTGAGCGAGCTCTCGCCGAAGGCATCCCGGAACGCGATGCGCTGGACAAACTGCTTGAACTGGTGAGCAAGGCGGATAAGCGAAGCGCCCACAACAAGACATTCGATCAACGCATTATTCGCATTGGGCTCAAGCGTTACGGCTACAGCGAAGAAGTCCAAGAAGCCTGGGCGCAGAAGGACGACTTTGAATGCACCATGCGCCTTTTTCAGAAGAAGTTTGGAGGCAAAAGTACTGCGTTGTCCAAGTGCTTTGAACAGCTGACCGGAAAGACGCTGGAAGATGCGCACACCGCCATGGCTGACACCAAGGCGTGTATGGAAGTTTACTTTTCACTTAACGCCAACCAAGGCACCCCAGCCTAACCCACCACAAGCCCGGCCAAGAGCCGGGCGACACCTCTCCAACAACTGCATATCAGAGTGCGCTCACAATCGAGTGCGCTGCGCTATGTATTTGTCTATTGCAGCAAGGAGCAATCAATGACTGAGCAAACCACTCTTCCTGTACCAATCGAGGAAATCACAGAGGCCAAAGCCGTCGAACTGGGCCCCAAACTTTACTCGGTAGCTGGCGCACTGGACGCCTACTTTGAACACATCCGCACCGAAGCCACCAGCGAAGTGCCGGACTTAACAACTCAAAAAGGCCGCGACCGCATCGCTTCTCTGTCAGCCCAGGTAAGCCGCAGCAAGAAAGTCATTGAAAAGCCCGGCCGCGCCTACCTCAAACACCTCAAGGAATCGGTAAAGCCAGTTGAGACTCACATGCGCAAGTTTGTTGATGACTGCGACAAGTTGCGCGATGACGTGCGCAAGCCTCTCACTGACTGGGAAGAAGAACAGAAAGCCAGAGCCCAGCGGCTACAAGCCATGGTCGATGAGTTTGGCGACCAAGTGCAGTCTATGCGCCAGACGCTGCTCAGTATCGACGTCCACGAGCGTGAAGCGTTTATCGACGAGATCATTGCCGAGGTACAAGAAATCCCTGTGGATGAGTCATTTGAAGATTTTCAAGAGGCCGGTCAACAGGCGAAGGACGCCGCACTGCGTGACCTGCGGCAATCTCTTGAAGTCGCGATCATTGAGTCAGACAAAGCTCGAAAAGCCGAGGAAGAAGCCGAGGCACAGCGCCAGCGCGAAATCAAAGAAGCTGCCGACAAAGCAGCTGCTGATGAAAGGGCCAAGGCCGAAGCGGATAAAGTCGAGCGCGAGCGCCAGGAACAGCTGGCAAATGAGCACCGAATGACCGCAGATGCGGCCATTACCAACCTCACAGACAAGCTATCTCAAATAGGTAGCATCAAAACTCGGGTCGATGCCTCGGAGTTTTATCAGGCTATCGCAGGGGCTGACTTCACTATCGGAACAGGCCAAGAGTCCGGGCGAGTACTGGATGTTTACGACAAGGTTTATGACGCAGTTCAAGCCAAGTTAGATGAGCTCACAAAGGCCGAGGAAGAATCAGCGCGCCAAGCTGAAGCTGATCGCCTGCAGCGTGAGGAAGAAGAACGCAGAGCATCAAACGTAGCTCACCGCAAGGCTGTAAACAACGATGTGCTGAGCAAACTCAAAGCGCTTGGCCTCGATGAACAGACAGCCAAGGCGGTAATCACCGCGGCTGTCAAAGGTGAGCTTGGCGCCTTGGTCATTAACTACTAAACGGGGGCACAGCAATGGGCCGAGGAAGAACACTTGGCGCCATTCCTGAAATGGGCGCCATTGAATGCCCGAGCGAGCAGCTGTGCAAGCGCGGGGATATCATTTTTGGCAGCGCTACAGTCAAGGCATTCAAGCATGGCTGGGCGCTTGTTGGTGGACGTTTCACGAGCAAGAAGCGAATTGCTGTGAACCACGCAAAGCAGATCCACAGGTTAATGATGGGGGGCTGATTATGTTCAGGGTATTTGGTGTAACCAGAGCTCAGGCCGAAGCTGCTGCACTTCGAAAAGTGAAGCGCACCGAAGGCCGGGGCAAGCAAAGGAAGGAAAAAACTGAAGCTAAGTATCAGGCCGAACTCAAAAAGGAAATTGAGCATCAGTTGCTAATCGCAAGGCCAAAGCAGCTTAGCCACGACCTCAGCACACCTGGTCGTTGCCGTGAGTTTATGAAGTTGGTAAAGCCAGGTGAAGCAGCCTCCCTCAAAATCATGTATCGCGCATTCATGGGCAAATACACAAAGCGCGGTACGCAGGTTATCGAATGGAAAGAATGGACTGGAGATAGCGATGTCACCACTTGATGAAGCTTTTGGTCGCCGGGTTGGCGGCTTCAATAACAGCCACGTTCTGGGCGACATGCGACAGTCCGCTAAAGTCCAGCAAGCTCAACTGAAACGCGGCCAGGTTCGCCGGCGGATCGAAGATATTCTCGAAGACCGCGAACTCAATAAGCAATTAGAGATTTAGGGGGAAGTATGAGCAACATCAAGCAAGCACCTGTAGTCCGCGACGACTGCGGCTATTGGACACATCCCGATTTACCTATGTGGGATGAAGGCACCACGATAGAACAAGTTAACGATTGGGCTAAAGAGAACAACGGCACAATCGTTGTTGAACTGATGGATGGTGACGCCCCAGAAGAAGTTGCTGACCGTTACTTTGAGGCAGGAGACGCCGATATCAGCTATTGGTACCCGCACTGCTCCAAAGCCGGCAACTTCTTGCTGAGCATTCACGACACCGAACATGGCCCTGTTGCCATGTTTTTTGTGCCGACTCCATCTCAAGCTGAACTTGATGTTATCGCAGAGCGCCAACGCCAAGTATCGGCAGAAGGTTGGATGCCAGAACATGATGATAATTATCGGCATGGCTTATTAGCAATGGCAGCCAGCTGCTATTGCTTGTCTAGCGCATTTAGTGAAAGCAAGGAGCGTTTATGCACACCTGGCACATGGCCATTTGACGAAACTTGGTGGAAACCAACAACGGCTCGCCGTGACTTAGTTAAAGCTGCGGCGTTAATCCTCGCAGAGATTGAACGCTTAGATCGCGCAGAGGGCAAGGAGGCAGCATGACCAAACCGCGCCAAATGAACTACCTGCTGCCTGGCGGAGAATCGGAAAAGCGCTTTGAGCTGTTGCTTTCACGCACCAAGATCCGCTCTGAGGCCGTCATTGGCGCACTGCGTGAAATATACGTCAATGGGCTGCCACAGGAGAGAGCAGCGGCACGATTCGGACTTGATAAAAGCAACCTGTCACGCGACATGAGCAAGCTCGAAGAAGTAGCCGCAACGGTTGAAGCTATCAAAGAGATTGATTACTGCCACCTCAGTGAGCGCAAGATTCTGCGCGTTCCAGTCCCACAAGTTAACTCCACTCCAGTTAAATAAATTCAAGTCAGTTAACTGACAACTTCAAAGGTTTTCCAATGAAAAAGGTCGTTAGCTTTTCAGGCGGCAGGACTTCTGCTTACCTGTGTTTTTTAGCGGTTGAACAGTTTGGCCGTGAAAATGTCGATTTCATTTTTTGCGATACCGGAGCTGAGCATCCAGCAACCTATGAGTTCATCAAGCAATGTGATGAATATTTTGGGCTGAACTTAGTCTGTTTGCGTGGCGTGTTTGATACCCCGCTCGGTACCGCTAACCACTATAAGGTCGGCGGAACGGAGATTATCGGCCCGGACTGCGAGCCGTTTTCTGGGGTGATGCAGAAGTATGGAACTCCATACGTCAGTGGTGGTGGGTTATGTAGTCGAGCAATGAAAGAAGAGATTTTCGACCTTTATTGCAAAGAAGCGTACGGCAAAGGGAACTATGAGACATGGTTAGGAATACGCTTTGATGAGCCAGCCAGGCTGGTTGGTACCGCGCTTAAAATCGAGGACTCAAACTACAAAATCCTATCCAAGATAGCAGGTATGGATGACGAAGAAATCACTTTGCTCTATCGATATATGTTCAACGAAACTGCATCTGAAACCCTCAATTTTATTGAGTCACACCAAGACACCCTTGTTCAGACTGCAGTAGATAGAATTAAGCGTGTAATTTCGAAGCGGAAGTCCAAAAACCTGTTCCATATGGCACTGCTTTGGGATGTGCCAAAGCCGGAGATAATAGACTGGTGGCATGCAATGCCATTTAACCTTGCTATTGAAGAACACCTGGGAAACTGCGTGTTCTGCATCAAGAAGTCGGTCAACAAAGTGGCACTAGCTGCGCGTGACGAGCCAGAAATGCTCAAGCAGTTTTTGGGTTGCATCGCAATTGCAAACCCGCGCCAAGACCTTAAAAAAAGGCCTCCAAAAGAAATCATGTACCGAGGTCGCAACAGCTTGCTGTCCGTTGTGCAGAAATTCGCAGACCACAGCCGTGACGAGATAGCAGACACCCTTCGCGGCATGAAAAAACAAGAATCAGGCTCCTGTACTGAATCCTGTGAGGGGTTCAGTGATGAAGCCGAAACTGAAGCAGCACCAAGTTTACTTAATGAGGCTATCCATATGAACAACTATGCCCGCCGCTTGGAAGAGCTAAAGGCGCAACCATGCCACAAACTAAAAGAGGTCGGTGACCAATGGCGCACCCCAGACTGGCTTTACTGGGGCGTGTTTGCCAACTTCGGCCCATTCGTTATTGACCTATTCAGCGATGGTGATAACGCCAAGTGCGGCCGCTTCTATACAGCCAAGGATAATGCCCTGGTTCAAGACTGGACCAAGGACTTGGCAGGCGGAAAGGGCTTCTTTAACCCTCCTTATAGTCGCTCAAGCTATGAAGATGGCCAGGCGATTACGGGCATGCGCAACATCATCGACAAAGTGATGCTTGAGCGCGACAAAGGCGCCGCAATGGTTGGAGTAATCAAGGCGGCCACATCAGAAGTCTGGTGGCCTGAAGAAGCGGATCGCGTGGTGTTCATCCGTGGCCGTATCGGCTTCGAGTTACCAGAGTGGTTTATCCCGGCAGACGATGATCAGAAGAACACCGGCGCCTCGTTCGCCTCCGCCATCTGTATTTTCGACAAGTCCTACCGCGGTGAACGCATTGGCTACATCAGCCGCGAAAAGCTCCGGCAGGATGGTGAAACCCTTATGGCGCTTATGAGTCAGCAGCAAGCAACCAGCACTGGCAATGGTGTATGGCCAAAGGAAATAGCCGAAATAGTCGGCCTGTTCCGTCAAGCGGATCCCAGCGTAGTTGACGAGTTTGGCGATGAGCTGTGCGCACTGGCAAACAAGATGCACTTGGCCGGTTACAAGGTGAGCGCCACTGTCAATAACATAGTTGGTGCCATTGCATCGGCAGACAGAACCAACAGCTACAAAAACGGAGTCAGGTATGCGTCCACTGATTGTTGACAACTTCGCCGGGGGCGGCGGTGCCAGCACAGGTATGGGCTGGGCTATCGGTCGCAGCGTCGATATCGCTATCAATCACAGCCCTGAAGCTGTCGCAATGCACGCCGCCAATCATCCAGACACCCTGCACTACTGTGAATCAGTGTTTGATGTTGACCCTATTGCGGCCACTGGCGGTCATCCGGTTGACCTGGTGTGGTTCAGTCCTGACTGCACTCACTTCTCCAAGGCTCGGGGTAATGTGCCGGTCAAGAAGGAAATTCGCGGGCTGGCATGGGTTGCTATCCGATGGGCCCTAAAGAAGCGCCCTCGGGTGATGATGCTGGAGAACGTCGAAGAATTTAAAACCTGGGGGCCGCTGCACACCTGCGAAAAATCGGGCAAGTGCTACCCGGATCCTGATCGGGCTGGTGAAACCTATCAGGGTTTTATTGCCATGCTCACCACCGGCATAGCCCCTGACCACCCAGCACTGCAAGAATGTGCGGAGTTTTTGGGGCTGGACAGGAAAGACACGGCCAAGCTGGTGCGAGGCCTTGGTTACACGCTCGATACCAAAGAACTGAGGGCCAGAGATTACGGCGCCGGCACTCTGCGCAAACGCTTCTTTATGGTGGCTCGCTGCGATAAGCAGCCGATTGTGTGGCCAAAGCCAACCCACGGCGCCCCGCACAGCGAAGCAGTGCTGCGCGGTGAGCTACAACCATGGCCGGTGACTATCGATGCGCTGGACCTGTCCTTGCCCTGCCCCAGTATTTTCATGGATGCGGAGCAGGCAAAGGCTTACACCAAGGAAACCGGGATCCGGGTTAAGCGCCCGCTGGCAGAAGCCAGTCTAGAGCGTATCGCTATCGGCGTGGTAAAAGAAGTATTGAACCGGCCGGATCCGTTCATCATCGAGATAGCCAATTGGTCCAACAAACGCAGCTTCTCAGTGCGTGAGTCGGCCAGAACAATTACCGCAAGCCCAAAAGGTGGCAGCTTCGCCCTGGTCAATCCGGTAACAGCGCCATTTGTGGGGCGACAGTTTGGTAAGTCGGTGAGTCATGCGGCAAACGAATCATCGGCCACCATAACGGCAGGCGGTGGCGGCAAGTCTGCCTTGGTGGCGCCTGTCATGGTGCAGGCTAATGGCGGGTTCAATACCAAGGTATCGCGCAGTGCCACAGACTCCTGTTCAACCATCACTTGCACCGGCAGTCAGCAACAGCTAGCCGCCATCTTTATGACCCACCTGCGAAACAACATGGTCAGCAGCGCAGCCAATGACAGCACTCCAACTATCACCGCGGGCGGCACCCATCATGCTGAAGTGCGCCTGACACTTGTTGCCCCGGGTGAAAGTGGTTTATCGCCGGAGCAGGAAGCCGGAGCGGTCGAAGTGGCTGCGTTCCTGATGCGTTACTACTCAAACGGTGGCCGTTGGAGTGCGGTGGACAAGTCACTGCCCACCGTTACTACCAAAGAGCGGATAGCGCTGGTAACAGTCACCTGGAACCGGCAAACCATGGTGATTGTGGATATCGGCATGCGAATGCTGACACCAAGGGAGCTGTTCACGCTGCAGGGCTTTCCGGTGAATTACATCATCGACGGTTACATGGATAAGCCAGTCAGCAAGAAAGACCAAGTGGCGCGCGTTGGTAACTCGGTACCGCCGCAATTCGCTGATGCGCTGGTCAGGGCCAACCTGCCAGAGCTGTGTGTCAACAGGATTGCAGCATAATAAACTATTCATCCCTCATCTGAACCGGCGTTATCTCGGTTTGAAACCTGACATGCTTGGCCAGCATGAATGTCTCACCTCTGTACTCAATGCAGGGGTATGCAACAGTGTAAAACACTTCTGTGCTGCAATTTGAGCATGAGTGCTGCCACATTTTAGGGTTTGAATGAATAACTCTTGCACCGGGGAGTACTCGCATGTACCCCCGCTTGCAGCTTTCACAGAGCATTTCGACAAACTCTGCGCTTATCACTTTCTTTCTCATAAAACCACCTGAAACCAAACCATACATGGAGGGCACTATGCGCCTCGACAAACGTGAAACCGACCGCGGACTGTGGGCCTTGTCATGCATTATTGCATCAATTGTTCTTGGCCTCCTCATTCTTGGTGCCAGCTACGTCTTGCCGCTGTTTCAGTAACAACTATGGATAGCTACGAAGAAGATGCCCGGTTTACCTGGTGCGTCACCGGGGCGCTTGTGTCCGTTGTCGGTGGCCTGTTGATTTACATTGGATTTGCCACAGGAGTGTTTGCATGAAAATCACAGATGAAGAACTGTTGCAGTGCATATTTGCCAACCAATTACGAAGGACGGCACAAGGCGTACTGCATCGTTATGTCGGTGACAGATACGGGCTGATCAACCAGCAGGACAACAGCTGGATTGTGTCAGCTATGACAACATCAACCACTGCGCGCCACTGTGTAACAACAAAGATAAGCAAACAGCAATTGCTGCACAGGCTGCGCGAGCTTGGGCGCCAGGGGGAGCTCAAGATTGACCACTTCAGTTTCTACATCGAGTCTTGCCGGGCGCGCCAGGCGGTAGAAACAGCATGTGAATACTGGCGTTCAATTGGCGTTCCGGTTGGATTCGACAATGACAACGGCCGTATGCGGTGCGTGCCACTTCCCCACTTTCAGCAAAACCTCAACGAGTGCATTGCGACACTCGACGCCAAATTTCTCAACCATTTTGGAGCCAAGTCATGGAACCAGACAGCAAAACTATCATTCAGGCATTAAACAAGGGTGCAGGCGAGCTCCATTTGATGCAGGCGCTTTTTGAGCAAGCTTCCCGTCGAATATCACAACTCGAAAGCGAGCTGAAGCTATTGAAGGCACAGCACGACTACGCGGTAACGGCTATTCGAGAGGCGCCAACAAAACTGGAGGCGCTAAGCGGCCAGCCAAAGATCAATACCGATGACCTCAGGAGTTTTGTCAACAAGCTGATGTTCGATATTAACCGAAGCAACGAGGCGAAAAGCTAAGGAGTACACCATGGATATGCCAACACCTTGCCCAGAGTGCGGCGATATTGTTGAACTTGACGATATGGTTAGCCACCCTGAAAACTTCAGGGTTCTGGTTTGCGAAGACTGCCGCTCCCGCATTGAAGATGAAAACAATCGTGGCGAACATACTGACGCCTTTAACAATAAGCTGGAATGGATAGCCACCCCAGATGATGGGCTCATTGAATTTAAAGTGAATGGTGAAGACCTGACCACTTGGTCATTTGAAGATGATCCAGAGATTTGTTTTGCTGATTTTCTCTCGATCTGGAATAAGGCACAGGAATTGTCCTGGCAGCCATTATCAAGCCCGCCCCAAGAGTCAGGGCGCTACACAGTACACAGCAGTTACGGTGTCCGCGACGCCTACTTCACGACTGGACTCATCCAAGGTGACTTCAGGTGGCAGGACTGCGAAACCGGAAACGATGAAGGCATGCAGAACATGGAAGGCGTTGTGTACCAGGTTTTTTCATGGACGTATATGCCCAAGGTAGCATAAACAGGGGAACCGCAATGACCGACAACAAATCAAAAAACATGAGCCAACAACTCGCAGAAGCTAGGCGAGAAATAGAATCGCTTAAGGCCGCCGTCAGGCTTTCAAACCAGATAATTCACGATCAGATTGTTGCTAACCAAGCGGCATGGATTGAGTGGCGCCACGGTAAAGGCGCTGAAGCGGCTATGAACTGGATCCAGAATGGACTCTTTGGCCCTGGCAATATACCGGATGAAAACGCTCTGTGGGGGAAGGATTCACAAGCATGGTTTGATGCCTACCAATATGAGCCATTCCCAGAGTGTGCCTGCGGCAGACCATCAAACATCCTGTGGATGGGTAAAGGTGCATGCAGTCCGAAATGCTTAACTGTTCTGGAAAAACAGGCAGAAAATCAAGGTGGCAACTAATGGCAGGCGCAAATAATGACTTCCTGCACCGGCAACTGATAAAGCTCGGTGACATGATGGGGGACGGCCTTCACCTTGAGCCCGATGGAAAATGGATTTCGACAGAGTACACCAGAATATTGAAAGAGCTGGGGATGCTCCCCAAAAGAAAGCCGGTTAACAGTGAGAAAATCAACCAAGCCATGCTGCGGCGGGTTTCTGAGGTTACTTGCGGCAAGTGTGGCGGCGAGCTGACTCAGACCCGTTCAGGCTCAAAACGCGCCATCTGCCAAAACGGGCACAAATGGCAACTTTTAAAATAAGGCGGTGAATAATGGAAAAGCTTGCTTATATCGCTGGAGTTCTGTGGGTGTTTGTTGCCTGCTGCGTTCTGTACTCAGTGGGCAGCCTGTTTCTTTGGCTGCTGCAGCTGGTCGGGGTAACAATTCAAATCAACTGACCGTGAAATAAGCGGCTAGTCCGCTTGATTGCGTTGTTAGTTGTCGGAGGATAGATGAAAAAGTTTATTAAACGCGCTTTTTGCATGCACATTAACTGGAAAGAAGGCCGGCTCCTAGGCCAGACGCCGCACCATAATGATTACGCATTGGTTTACGGGGAAGGACGCCTTATACCGTGGACATGCTGCCAATGCGGGAAGGTTAAGCACTTCAAGGAGATCGATCCCCCAATACAGTATTTAGGCAACTAACAGAGAGTTAATAGGCTCATCCTATTAGCGATGTGTTATGACAATTCAACTGACCCGCTCCGGCGGGTTATTCAATTAATAAACGGGTGAAAACATGAAAGACCTGAACGCACTTGCAAAGCGCATCTATGAGCAAAACAAGGCCGTTGGGTGGTGGGACAACCCACAGCGCTGCATCCTGACTACCCTGCAGCTCGTATCTACCGAAATCTGTGAAGGCACCGAAGGGGAGCGTAAAAACCTCATGGATACCCATCTGCAACACAGGCTGATGGCGGAAGTAGAGCAGGCAGACGGCGTTGTTCGCTGCCTTGATTTGGCTGGCCGCTTCGACATTCCGATGTTTGTCAGCTACCACGGCCTGCCATTCGATGAATCAATGGATCCAGCAGCACACCATGCAGTTTGCACTATGTTCCTCGGCAAGATTATTGAAGGTTATCTCATCGGTAAACTTATTGATGGAGAACGGCTGAGAACACTCGTCTCATACATATACCGCTTTTCGGAACACATGGGTTACGACCTCGATAACGCGATTGAAGAAAAGCTCGAGTACAACAAGCATCGACTAGATCACAGCCGGGAAAGCAGAGCTGCTGCTGACGGCAAGAAGTTTTGATAATCAACAACCCGCCACGGCGGGTTTCTTTTTGAGGTAATCAGAATGCAGACAGCAACGGTACTACAAGAAATCGACTCAATGCGCGCGCTGATGACTCAGGACGACATTGCAGAAGTGACAGGCGCCAAACAACCAGCTAAGCAAATTGCTATCCTGTGCCGGAACGGCATTCCCCACCTGGTGGATGCCAATGGGCGTCCTAAACTTACTTGGTATCAGTACAACAACGCGCACATGATGCGCCAGCCAATTAACGACGGCCCGGACTTTAGTGCGTTAGATAGAAAGTGAGGTGTGCCATGGTAGGCAAACGCAAAAACAAAGCTGACAGTTCGCTACCGCTTAGGGTATACCGCGGGCGCAGTGCCTTTGAATGGAAACCGAAAGGCGGCGGCACAGTCCGCCTCTGTTCGCTTGATTCTCCTATGTCAGAAGTATGGCGCCAATATGAGGCCGTAAGCAGCGAAGCCGAGAATGCGGCCACTGTTTCTGGCCTGGTATCGAGATTTTTTGCAAGTGCCGACTTCATTGAACTGAGCAAGGAAACACAGAAGGACTATCGCAAATACTCCAAAAATATCTTGGCAGTTTTCGGCAGTATGCACGTTGACAAGGTGGAGCCCCAGCACATCAGGATCTACATGGACAAACGAGGCATCAAAAGCCGGATCCAAGCAAACAGAGAGCACGCGTTCTTCAGTCGCTGCTATCGCTTTGGCTATGAGCGAGGCCTGTGCAAGGGTAACCCCTGCAAGGGAGTGAGAAAGTTCAAAGAAGAAGCTCGGAAGCGGTATATAACCGACATGGAGTATAATGAGCTATACAAGAATGCATCAGCTCCGGTGAAAGTGGCTATGGAGTTGGCTTATCTGTGCTGCGCCAGACAAGGGGATGTTCTTGCCATGCGTACATCACAGATACTTGAAGAAGGGATATTCATCGCCCAGGGCAAAACTGGCGCGGAACAAATCAAGTTATGGTCCCCTCGCCTTCGTGCAGCGATAGAGTTGTCTAAGACGCTTTCGGCGCCGGGTGTTGCCTCGACGTTTGTGGTATGCAAACCCGATGGCGGCAAGTGGACTCGAGACGGATTTAATTCTCGATGGTCAGAAGACCGGCGCAAGACAAGGGAATTAACCGGGTTACCTTTAGACTTTACATTTCATGATCTGAAGGCAAAAGGCATATCTGATATAGACGGGACGCTGCAGGAAAAGCAAGCGATATCAGGGCACAAAAATGCCAATCAAACGGCCATCTATGACCGTAAGATTAAGCAAGTTTATGCAGTAGATAGCGCCAAGAAGTAG